CCGCCGAGTACACCGCCGAGTCCACCGCCGAGCCCACCGCCGAGTACACCGCCGAGTCCACCGCCGAGTCCACCGCCGAGTCCACCGCCGAGCCCACCGCCGAGTCCACGTGCAGCACTTCGCTATGTTTAGCGCGATGGTCCAGGCATCCTGCTCTTGCAAGCGCAATGACATTGGCTGCTATGGGCGCAGCCAATGCACCGACCAACGGCGACGAGACACGCACCACGACACCCGGCCATGAAATACCAGCGTAACGGTAGCACTCTTTAGCACCGCGCTCGAACGCTTCAAAATCAGCAGGTTTGGTGGACAGTCCAGATGTGATCCATTTCCTGTTCCACTCGGGGATCGCTTCTTTCCATTCTGGCTTCAGTGTTGTGATTTTCTCCATTATGTCCCCCGGTTCAGACTTCACCTTATCAAAACTTATCAACGGATGCAAGCGGGTTGTGTTAGGATGAGATTTCCAGCGGCATTTTTTTTAAATGTTGCATCGAAAGTTCCTTCGAGCAATCACACTCGCGGCTCGTGGCTTATTAAGTGCATTCGACCAGAGTGTGACCGCTGGACTTCACGCAGGTCAAGGGTGTAATTCGGGCGCACGAATTGAGTTGCGCTGGGTGTTTACTCGCTGCGTGAAAATATATCCGACTGCGGACTGGAGAACTTCCGCCATTCTGCCGACTATACAAGTGCGCGTCAACTGAGCGCAACCGAAACACCTGACCCGTTCGGCGTCAGGAAACCCAAGGAGACTTAAATACAAATGAAAACGAATATTCTGTTGGCCGCGCTGCTTGCGGTCGCAACCATGAGCGCCGGAACGACACACGGAAAGGCGTCGCTGAAACAGATCGGAACGCCGAAAACCGGCAATCACTGCGCACTCTGCGATCCGAGCGATCCGGGGATCGAGTGCTGGGGATGCAACTGGCGGTAGTAGGCGGCTGAAATGACGAAAGCGCCCCAGTTTCCCGGGGCGCTTCGTTTGCCAGTGTGGTTCACTGGACTTCTGATAGGCGGATGGCAGCTATCTCAGACTTCAGCCGGCGATTCCGTCAAGTTCATTAAGGTCTATTCCAGACGGATACCACTCCGTTTTGTTCGCCGGAAATGCGCTTGCAACCATCCCGACTACTGACCATGCCCGTCGTACTCGCTTGCCTTTACTTACGTCCTACATCGCCCGCACCCTCGTCGTGTGTGGGATCTTGGTGGCGCAGGTCGGACTTCTCCACCGCGCTAAAAACTGGCCGCGACTGAGTTGCCGAAACGCGAACCGGAATGGCTAACCGGAAACTGATTCAGCCGCGAAATTACAGATTACATCAGGCAATAAAAATATGCAAGCCTCAGTGAATCGCGCTGCCAGAGAACACGAACCCGAATCCACTCGCTCCCGTATACGACTGGTTTAAGGACATGTCGTATGCACCAATGGTCGGCGTGCTCTGCCTGATATTGCCCACGATGTCGTAAGCCGGCGCGGTGGACGCCAGCGCTGCGTTTACAGCGGGAGAAGTGGAGTATACTGCCAGATTCCAGTTCTGCGGAAGCGTGTTCCATTGCGGATTCGCGGCAACAAAAAGCGGGCTGGAGCCGCAAACCGTTCCACTGGCCAATGGGATGTTGGCCGTGTTCTCGAACCACGAACAGTTCTGGAATACCACGTTATCCAATGGATCGATGATATGCGTAGCGGCATCGTAGTTATTCAAAAGGTTATTTGAATAGGTGTCCGAAGTCCTGTAAGTTACGTCTTGTGTTCCGCCGTACCGCACAATCGGCCCGATGTAATCGACGCAGTTCGTTCCGCAGTAATGTACCAACAGGTTGTTACTGTACGTGTTGTGTCCGAGGTCGGGAGTATACCCGGCCTGCGCCTGACAGGTGCCGTCATCTATGACTTCGATGTCGCCGTGTCCGGAGTCCTCGTCGGTGACGATGCTAGTATTATAGCTTTGCCCGTCCATGAAGATCGTGTTATTCACGATGAGGTTGTAGTTCTCGTCATGGCATTGCCATGGATTGGTCGAGTACGAGTTTGCGTAGGTATTCAACTCGAATGGTGTCGTAGCGACTGTGTGCAGTGTGTTGTTCTGCACGGTCGAGTGAGCGACCCCGGACTGAAACAATATACCCTGGTTGCATCCGTAGATCATGTTAGAGTCAATCAGAATAGATGTCATCGGCCCGTTTGCATGGATACATGCTTGTTCAGCGTTCAGAAAAATGTTCCCCTGTATGGTCGTCCCGGAACTGGTGGTTACGTTGCTTCCCAGATAGATACCGTGTCCGAAATCGCCTCCAGCGTAAGAATCGTGTACGTAATCATGAGTTATCTGCGTGCCCATCTGGTTGTACTGGATAAAGATGTTGTCTGTAAAGCCTCCCACATCGTTGTGGCTGTACGTCATGCCATAGACCGTCGTGCTATTTGCCATCCCATATCCGCCCCCGCTGCAAGTCTTATTGGCAAGACATGACTGATAAAATTTCATGCCGTCCAGCACGAAGCAGCTTTGCGTTCCAGAAGAAAAACCGGCACCATTGGAGTCCGAATTATATTCAAAATCCGGCTGCTCGCCAGGGTAAGCCAGGTAGTACGAATACGCTGTGCACGTGCTTCCACTCAGCGTTCCGGCCTTTAGCTGTACTGGAGTAGTGCGGTTCTGCGTTACCGAGCGCATGACGACCGCCTGTCCCGCTGTCATCGCCGTTATGGCCGCGTCAATGGTAGCACAGGCTGTTGTGGCCGAATAAGTAAAAGGGGTGGAAACTGAAGCGCAACTGCCAGACCCGCCGTCCACGTACAACACTCCCGTAAGTGCCCATCCCATGTGAAGCCAGAATGTAGCAAGCGATCCATACGTTGTGATCACATCGGAATAGGAATGAACGGTGGCGTCGTTGTCGTCCGCATCCGGCCCCAGACATCCGGGACCAACGCCGTAACCGTCCCCGTCTACATCGAGACAGTTGTAAGTAGAGTGGCCGATTCCAAGATCAGTGATAGGTGGATCTATCAACAAAGTAATATTTTGTGTGGCATTCGGAGAAATCCCATTTGCCGCCTGCACGACGAAAGAAAACAGTCCACGCACTGAGGGAGTGCCCGAAAGTATCCCACTGCTGGAGTTCAGGGTCAGGCCGGCCGGTAGGCTGCCACCAGACACAGACCATGTGATCGGCATCTCTCCTATGCCAACAAACGTCCATGTGTAGACAGATCCCTGTACTGCCGTTGTCAGTGCCGAGGAACTTGTGATTGTAGGTGGCACTGGTAATTGCCCCTGCCACATATTAGGGTAAACCGATAGCGTCTGCTGTACAGCCAAAAAATTTCCGGTGTTCGGATCGTATGTCGTCATAATTCCCGACGTTCCACAGTTTCCTCCACCCGGGTTTGAGCAAGTTGGGATGCTGGAGCCAGATGCCGTAAGCGTCACCCATGCGTTGCTGATCGCGGGACACCATTGCTTCGTCTGCGGCACATCTGGAACATGCGTTACGATGCAGTCCGACGAGGAGTTAAAAATAACAGGGGGAAAGAATTCTACCAGGCTAGTCTGAGAGGGCTGGTTTGTCGTGTTCATCTGTGCCCATGTTTTTGTGGATGGCGTGTATTTCCAGACATCAGTCTGGTTTGTGGCTTGCGTTATCAAAGAAGATCCTCCGGTTTGCCAGATCACGCCGAATGCATGGTCATAAGTGACAAACGGATCGTACAAACCAGGGGGCGGCGTATTGGTCGTAACCTGAACGAACACGTTACTGGTTACGCACCCAACCGCCAATTGTGCAGATGTCAGCGTGCCGCCAACGTTACCGTCAGCCGAACACATCACATAAGTGCTGGTATGTCCGCCAACTTCTCCGAACAGTACGATGGCATCGTCGATGGTATCATAGGCCATTGATGTCACGTAAAACGGACCGGAGAATCCGGCCACAGAGGATTGCGGCAACTGGGTCCATGTATCAGTGGTCGGATCACTGTTAAGGGAAAGGTATCCCATGTCCGTCAACTGATTGATCCCCCCCGGATACATGTTGGAGGGAGCCAGAAAGGCTGTTACCGGACCGTTCGGACATGCTGGATACGATCCGCCGCAGTTGATTGTCATATGCTGCTCGTCGGGCACGCTGGCAACCGTATAGTAGGTAGAACCGTTTCCAGGAATGGCTACTTGTATGCCTACATATAGGCTGCCTGGAATAAAATACAGTCCCTGCGCAAGGTTTATCGTCACGGTGCTGGTGCCATTCGTCGTGACATCCCATTGGCAACCATTGTTGACGCCTCCGCCAAGGTACAGACGGTTTCGCTTTGTATCTGTTGCCCAGTTCCCTGCTTGTCTGGCGTCTGGTAGGTTGTAAATGGATGAATCCGTATAGCATTGACGATGCAGACTTCCCCATCCTGGACCGGCTATGAATGAGTTAGTAGAAGCCTGATAAAACCCAAACAGATCACTGTAGATAGAGGTTGAGGCTGCAGTCCATGTATAATTCCCGGTGGTTCCGGTAAAATTGGTAGTAGCCGTGAATACAGTGCATGAGATTGGAATTCCAGAAGTGCAGCTAGTCGGTGTGGTGCCAGAGGCGACCTTCATGAATCCATACCCGGCAACAGAGATTTGATCCGGCCACGTCCAGATCGCCGAAAAAAAATCTCCGCTTACCCTTGTTACGGTAGGAGAGCCATTTACCAAATGAACGTAGCTCGTGCTTGATCCGAAAACCTTCAGAACGTGAAGAACATTCCTCCCCGACACCGGATCGTATGCTCCGGTTGGGTTTTCATATCCCCCATTGGTGTATCCCGGTACAGGGTTGGTTTCTTTCGTCCAGCCTATAGTTTGCGCACAGGCGGACACCGCCAAAAAAAACGCCACAACGCTAACAGATATTCTAATTACTTTCAATTACTGACCACCTTATGATGTGGTACTGGTGACGGAGTAAACGGATTGTCCTCCCATACTCCGATGGTCGGATTGGACGGTCGAGGAGATCCGCTGATGTCATTCGGAGCGTTGGTGGAGTCCAGATAACCGTTACCGACCAGAGACGTTGCGGCTATAGCCCTCAGATCGAGCGCCGTACTGGCAGCGTCCTGGAATGGTGTAGCCGAACTGTAGGTAATGCTTGTCTGACTGCTGGTTCCGGCTATGCTGCTTTGGTCAGTCGCATTTTTTTGAGAACTGCCGCCCCACGTGCCTGAAGATGCGGTGGTGAATCCGAATGAACAGGAAGACTGAAGCGTCGGGCTTCCGGCCGCAGACGTGAAGGCTATTCCGCCGGCGGTCTTGTCCGATGGCCTGACAGCAGAGCACCCTACAAACAGAGTAGGTCCGCCATTATTATTAAATATAGAAGTCAGAGCATTGCTGCTATTGACGATGATCAGAACATTGGAGCAGACAACCGACCCACCGGTTACGCCAACGGTCCACGGAGTACCACTGCTGCCTGCCACATTGCATAGCAAATTTGTGCATAGCAAATTTGTGCATCCTACGTTGTCGAGTAGCACGACCGATCCCGCTCCTGTGGCAGATCGGCTAAGTTGTAACCTGCTTAAAGTCAGATAATTAACTATGCCGCTAATCTGCACAATCGCAGCATAGTTGTCAGTCTTCCGAACGCCGACACCATTTGACTGGTTGTATTTCAGCGCGTTGGTCCGAACCCCGGCATTGTCTTGAAAACTTTGACCCGTGGCCGCCGTCAGTGTGATCGTGTGGCTGGAATCGGTCGTGATCGCAGTGAAAGTAGCAATCGTTCCGGTACCTGTGAACTCGGAATCGTTATAGCAGGCTCCGATGTAACTGTTTCCTGCGGTGACTGCGTTTGACGGAAGGCTCGCGATCCAGGCGGCAATCGTCGAATAGTTCCGGCTGGAAGTCCCAATAGTGCTCGTGACAGTGCCTGCTTGAGCTTTCTGTCGCATCAACATCAGCGCTGATACGCCGAGGATGCCTTTCAGTATTCCCCTGCGCGATGGCTTATTCAGAGAGGCGGCAAATGGAATAGCGGCGACTAGTGGATCGACACGGGAAGGATTCGGCTCGACATCAGAGACGTCCGGTCTTTGGATAGTGGCCTTCCGCAACTCTTTGGCATCCACCGCAACAAAGACGGACCGCCGCGCACCGCAGAACTGATCGGCCGCGGATAGCTTGTCGAAGTCGATAGCCCATGCGCGAAAGTGCGAACACGGATTCAGCACGGGAGAAGACTGGAGACATGTGACGTGGGTGCCGTGCAGTTCGCCGGTTTTTATGATTCGCCATTCCGGATGCGTGCGCTCGATCTTACTCCATGGCCAGCCGTCCCGTTGAATAGTGATGACGTCGCCTGGCTTAACAGTGGATGGATGCTCTTTGTGTCGCGTGTGAATCAGGATTTCCACGGTTCGTACCCCCAACGTTCCAGCAACTGATTTCCACCGACCGCAGCCCATTCAGATTCGATCGCATCGTTCCAGATGGTGCGATAGTCCGAGTGGACTTCGTTCCATGTCCACGTTCGACCAGGAAGATCCTCCCACACGCCTTCTTCATAGTCAAGTCCAAGGAACTTCGCGATACGTCGCATTTCTCTGTCATCTGTGATCAAAGCCTCATAGCGGACGATCAGCGAATCGCTGTAGAGCCATCCTTCAAATTTGGCTAGTTCGCCGACGAGAGAAGTATCGGGCCGAAACTCGCGGACCGCAGACATGAACTCACCTGGATTTACCTGTTTACCATTAAACCGAAGAAACGATATCACGATGTCGCGCGGATCACGGATGATCATCACGGTATGCGATGTGCCGTCCGGACGCCATTCGGCAAACGTGGAGTGATTTACCTCACACGTTGCGCCGAGCAGTTCGCACGCCTTGACCAGCGCGTGATTTCCTGCCTTTGGAAAGCCATTCGTAAATAGTTTCATTTAGTTTGCCGTGAACACTACCGTCACGCTGTACCAAGTCTGTGTTCCATCGGGCGTGCCGGGAAGAATATAAAGCTGGTCACCGACTGCAAGAGTCGTGGTGGAAATTGTGATACTGGAACTGGATGTCATGGCGTTATTGAACAAGCATGTTCCCGATGTAGTGGTCAATGCACACGCTACACCAGAAGCCGTCGCCAGTGCGCCGGAAAGCAGTGCTGTGGAGTTCGACGCCCCATGCTTACCTATCTGAATGGAGCCGGTTCCGGAATACGTTGGTGCCGTTGCCGCAGTCGAGGTTCCCGTTCCGCCGCTTACGTCAACCTCGACAATGGTAGCCGCAAAAGGAACTACACACTTTCCGGTGAAGTCACCAGCGACCATCGCTGTGCCGATGAAATCATTGTCGAAAGTGCAAGACCGACGTTGATAGGCAGTGGTCGCAGCCTGCGTCTGTCCATTACTGGCCTGAGTAAATGAGTTTCCAGTTCCGGCCACACTCGGTATAGTGCCGAAATAATTGGTTCCGTTGGACGAAAATGATATGGTCTGGTACTGCTGAAGCGTGATCGATGTTGTCGCAGTGTTGTACTGAAGAGAATTTGTGGCAACCGTCAACGGGGAAGCGTTCAGATTTTCGATGCAGGCTTGATACCCGGACGCTGGCGATGCGTACAGTGTAGCTGTGAGAGAAGACCCGTTGTAGGTAACCAGGTATCCAGCATCGCTGGACGTTAAGGTATAACTGCCAGTCTTCGCATTTATTCCCGCGCTGCCGCAGCCTCCGACCGTTCCTGTAGATCCGCCAGCATACTGCGGGATATTGAGCGTGCTCGTGCTTTGCGTGTATGTTGCCGCACCGCTGGTTCCGGTAGTTGTCAACGTGATCGGAAGGTTCGTCAGGTTGCTTGCGTTACCGCTGGCCGGAGTACCGAGAGCAGGTGTTACCAAGGTAGGAGATGTTGCCAAAACGAAGTTACCGGTTCCCGTAGTGCCTGAAACATAAGCGCTGGTGATCGAGGTACACGTGAAGACACCAGCCGCACTCAGTGCCGTAGCTACCTGGTTCGTGCAGGTGACGGGCACGGCGGTTACGCTGGCCTGTGTGCTGTCCACGTAGTGCAGGACATGGTTGGTCGAATCCCCGTTCAGTGCATAGCCAGCACTCGGCGCTGAAGGATTGGAGACTTCCACGTTTCGTATTACACCAGTCTCACTGGACGAGCACGACGTGCCCTTCACGGTGGAACCGTCGTTTCCAACCTCGAATTCCTGCACAGTGATAACGGAAGCAATCGGTGAGATCGCGCATGTATTAACTGTCGATCCGCCATAGGTAACGGTATATGGGCCACCAGAGGCAGCCTGTGTCCATGCAATTGAAAACTTAGCACCAGCCGTCACGTTTGAGAATGTAACGGCAGTGACGTTGGCTGTCATAACTCCAGGCTCGATGCGAAGCGGACTCTGATTGGATACCGCAGCGAGTGAGAAAGTCGGAGTTGCAGAGAAAGATGGCGCAGGAGATGCAGATCCGGCAAACACGGCAGATGTACCTCCTCCCCCGCCGCCTGCCTGCTGTGTGAAAGTATTGCTCGCAGTGCAGAGATAATAGTTCTGGCCCGCAGTTGCCGATGTCAGGTCGAACTCATCGCCGACAGTGCAATTACTTGGCAGTGACGCGCCGTGCGCGATATTCCGCTGCTGAAGATCCACTGATTGCCCGTGCGCGGGAAGTGCAATAACGCACAGCGCGATCACTATAACTGCGAGAATGAGGCCAAGGTTACTCTCGCGCGGTTTTTGTGTAAGTTTATTTTTCTTCATTTGCCATTCCTTTACGGAGTCACGCTCGAAAGATTCCATGTTCCCGTTCCATTCGTCCAGACCGCTCCAGCGCCGTTGCTCAACGTCAGGGTGACCGTTCCCGAGGTATAAGCCACGGAACATGTTGCCGCTGCCGGCCCACCGTTCACGCTTTGTGGCGAGAAGCAGGTCACACGCGGTTGTGTCGATGAATCCGTGTAGGCGTCCTGCACCGCGCTGTAGGAGATTCCCGCTGGCTGCAACTGGCAAAATGCCCACGACGGAGCGCCCGTCGAGCAATCGAGTGAAACTGCCTGTAAACCCGATGAAGACGTCGGCCCAAACCACCGAACGAACATCGTATTCAGGTAGCCGTTGATCTGGAATCCAGCACTTGTGACATTGGAAACTGCTCTGCCTGTCTGCCAAAGCCCCTGCACAGAACCGGCTCCGCTTTGCGCGATGTCATCGAGCACCACACCGACCCGCACACCGGTTGAAAGGTTGGCGTACAGGCAGACATTGCGCCTCAATAGAGTCACATCCGTCAGGTAGGCATTTTTGGCGTTCACTGTGGCGCAGTGCCAGTTGTTCGCGTCTTGGTTCTGCGTCGTGTCGATTGTGGCCGTGTGCGTGCCCTGAGAACTAATGGTCGGCGATACTCCGTCCACGATCAGAATCGAATGGTTCGCCGCAGCCGGAATTTCATAGCCTGGATCGATCAGGAACCACTCATCCTGATAGTTCATGGTGATTCCGCCTTGGTCTGGGTGATTGTGGCCGTCCGAGTCTTCGTTTGCCGATTTTCCCTTCAGCGCTATCGAGAAGTCAGCGTCCCAGTTAGTGTTGCTTCGCATCCTCGCTTGCTGTCCTGTCGCCTGTACGCCCAGTGTCGGAAACGACGTAAAGGAACCGGGATAAGTCGTCTGATCTCTCCAGATGAAGTCATAGAACGAATCCGAGTATGATGCCGGAAGCACCGTCATCGTATTGATCCACAAGCCTCCAAGTTGATTGGCTGCCACCTGTTGAGCCAGCGTGTCGGCCATGAAGCACGCCTGCGGTACTGCACTGTGCTGGCACCAGAAAATCAGCGAAGGCAGAAGGTTGTATTGCGGTTGGGTATCGCTCCACGTATCCCAGTTGAAGCCGTTCCACAAAGTATTCTTGGCCCATGTGGCAAAGCTGCTGAAGTGTGTCGAGAACGTTCCCTGATCACAAGGGCTAGTGCCTTTGTACGTGTTCAACCCACAGATCGCATCCGCAAAGCGAAGGTAGGCGATGCCGCCGTAGTCCGAATAAAAGGCTCCTTCGACACCGGTCCCATCGGCAAGCCACTCATTGTTTCCGTAGTTGTCGGTCAGCGTCACGAGGCTGGACACGGCATCGTTGGTAAGCGTCACGCCAGTGATGGCCAGCCACGGAGATCCGGTCGTGTATCCCTTGAGATGTGCCAGAGAGAAGGCCACAGCCACTGCCGCCGATCCTCCGCCGCCATTGGCGACTGCGATGCGGTTATCCCAACTGTTACCGGCCGGGTACGTGTTTGCGTCCTGCGTGGCCCACATGTAGTAGAACCCATTGCAGGCCGAGTCGAGCATATTCAGCCACAAGATCCGCTGCGCGGGAGTCAGCGTCGGAAACAGCGCGTCATACATCACGCCGAGAGTATCGGCAGTCCCGAGATTGAACGGAACATTGTTGGCTCCCCATGCGATCTGCGCCAGTTGGACCAAACCGAGGTCGTTGCTCGTCGACGACACAGAGTAGACTGCGGAATTGAACGCGGTAAGAGATGCTGAGTCCTGCGCGAGAAGATAGTGGTATCCGTATGCGCCGGTGGTCTGCGTCGTATAGCCGGAAGTGCAGCCGGTCGGCGGGTAGCTGGGACACTGGTTCAGCGGATTAGACGTATAGGCCAGCGGTGGTGTGATCTCCGCATCCATCATCCACCGATAGTTCACATATGCCGGATTCGAGTATTTCGCCTGGATTGCGGTAAGCGTGGTCGGTGTGAAGTGCATGTATGGATGAGGCGCATACCCGAAGTTCACCTTTCCGGCTGGTGGATAGGTGCCGCTGCTGGCTGAGTTATAGACCGTGGTCGCGCCGCTGGCAATTGTGACCAGCACAGTTGGCAGTCCAGCACTGCCCGAGGGAACTATGACGCTTAGGTGGCATGGATCGACAACCGTTACAGTAGCCGCAGTGCCGCCGATAGTCACGGCTGTGGTCGCATCGAATCCGGCACCTGTGATCGTGATCGTACCGTCTGCCGAGTTGGCAGGTATCAGGGGCACCTCGTGCGGGTCCATGCTGTAGACAACCGGTCCGGAGTATGTAATCCCGCTTTGCAGGAGAGCGTTGATTCCATTCCGCGTCACTTGGAACAGGTATGGCGTAGCGGAATTGCTTTCGGTCGGTAATGTTGCAGTAAGGGTCGTTGCGCTCACGTAGGAAGCCGTCACCGATTGCAATGTGCTGCCCGCGCCGACATTGACCGTATACGCGCTGGAGTTGTCGAAGTTCGTTCCGGTGATCGTTACCGTATTGCCGGATTGAAACGTCGTAGACCCTCCGCTCGGTACGACGCTCGTCACCGTGTGAGCCGTTCCACCCGTCACCGACGTGTATCCATAGATGTTATTCACGAGCGCGGTCACCAAGGTGTTTCCACCGCCGCCTGATGTCTCATTCACCATCCACACGTTTGCTATCGACTTGGTTCGGTACGTCGACGTAATCGCCCACGTGCCGCTGTAATAGGCCACAGTACCGCCCTGAAACTGATCCGTGAAGATCGAGAACGTCGCATTGTTGCTGCCATCGCGGGATATAGTTACCCACCAGTTCCAGTTCTGAGGAATCGCTGCCTGACTGGAAGACACAGGCCATGCGATGGTCGAGTATGCAGCATTGACAAAGTGACGACTTCCGCCCGTTCCGAGATTTGATAGATCCGTGCCTGCCATGGCACCGCCGCTGTTCGGCAGCACGTCTCCGGTGCGCGCGCTGCAATAAAAGCCAGTCTTTGTGATCGCCACAACATAGGAGTAGTCGGCAGATGTCATCGACCCAGGCACGCCGGTGGATATGCCGAACACCATGCCAGTCAGTCCAGTCTGGTTCTGCCAGACGGATAGCGACGGCATCTGGTAGGTCAGTGTGAACGGTGAACTGCCGACCGTCCATGAAGCGCTGGCCTGTCCCGCTGTGGCGTTCGTTACCGACATCCCCGGTGTCGTTGTTCCGCTATACGTTACGCCGGTCCCGCCGATTGTCCACTGAGTATTTGCGCCATTGAACTGCTCGCTGAACACACCATTGGCTGTCGCCTGACCGAAGCACGGCAATGCGATCATCGCCAGAACTATGAGTTTTCTACTGAGCATAGATATTTTCTACTGAGCATAGATGTAAGAAGTTGCTCCGCTGCCGACCGTGGTCTGCGGCTGCAATGCGCCAATTGCCAAATACCCAGTGCCACCGACCTGCAACGCTCCCGGGAAGCCGGCAGACTGCAACAGCGCACCCGCACCAGCCGTGGTGTTTAGAGCGCAATTCGGTGTCGATCCTCCGCATCCCACAGTCGGATCTCCGGTTATCGCCTGATCGTGCGGGCCTATCGGATAGTGAGTGTTGGTTCCGGTTGGATAGGCGTTGTAGTCAACGTTGATATTCGAGGCTGAGCCAACCGAGAAAAACTGGAAATTCTTGGTCGCATTGCCATAGGCGATGTTGTTTCTGAGAAATACAACGTTGTCGGCGGAAGTCGTCGTGGCGTTGAAACCATATTCTCCATTCCCGTAAAACACAGAATTCATTATGGAGAGAGCCGAACTCCAGGTCCCTGTCCACCGGAAGCCATCCGTAGTTGCTCCCGTATTGTTGGCAAAGATCGAGTTTGCCATGAAGACGTTTCCGCCCGTCAAAAGACCATGGCATTGATTTGCATCCACGAGAACTCCGAGCAGCGTCATAATGCCGGTTCCGGTGAAACCGATACCAGCGTTGCAGAGAGACAAAGATCCGGTAACGCGGGTGTTTATGATCGTCACGGGATAATTGGTTGCAGCGAGTATTCCGTTCGTGCCGCAGTTTTTCACCAGCACGTTGTCGACGACATCGTTTGCGCTCGTGATGTTGATCCCACGGACCGTTCCGGTGGTTGAGTTGCAGTCCAGAATAAAGCTGCTGACCTGTGTGGCCTGATTGCTCATTGTGAACATGCCGGTCAGCCCATTGGCTCCAGCTTGGACTACCGCCTGTGTCCTGTCGCCGCACGTCGTGCCATATCCCTGCCAGATCGTTACGGTTGACGCAGCTCCAGATGTCGCGGTGATCGTCAGATTCGATGTCAGTGAGTATGTCCCATCAGCCTTGACGCACACTTGGTTTCCGGTCACTACCAGGCCAGCAACGTGGCCAAGAGTCAAAGACGGACCGCCCATGTAAGCGGTACAGATGGAACTGGCACTTCCCATCGTACGGTCGAACGTTCCGATAAGGCCAGCCAGTGTGAACGTGAGCATTTCATAGGTGCCGGTCGTACAGCCCGATCCGCCTGTGATCTGAATGAAATTCCCCGGTCCATGCGTGGTTGCAGAGAAGGCCGGCGAAGACGTCGCCGTGGTGCCCGAACCAGACAAGGTAAGCGTGAGCGCAGTTGCCGCCGCCAGGCTCTCGTTCGTGCCGGGGAACGACACACTGGGATCATAAGCGCCACCGGCGTTAGTGTCGTCGCCGATCACTGTGCTGGTTTGCCAGATTGCGGTCGAGTTGAACGCAGCCATCGCAGTGAACAGGTTTCCGCACAACAGGAATACAAATAATTTTTTCATCATTGCGTACACTCCAGACCGACGACGAGGGGACCGACCATTGAGGCGACGGCGGATAATTGCACTGCGAGAACGTCTCCCTGCGTGACGGCAGTACCAGTGCCGACCGAGAAGTCTGTCACCGTAGTGGATCTGACATGCGTCCCGGTTGCCAGACCGACCCCGCTTGCGTTTATGGAATTAGCCGTCGTCGGAGAGGAAGTTCCGGCCGCTATTTTAAGGAATTTCACCGTAGCCGTACCAGCGTCGGTGGATGGAATCGTGAGGGACCAGCCGGTAATCGTGCAGTTGTTTTGCATCGTGACGGCAGGAGATACCGTGGTCGCCAAAGTCGAGCCAGCATTGTAGAAGTTGGCGACGAATTGCTTGATGTTTCCGGTGATGCTGCCCGTCGCGCCGGTGGCACCCGTTGCACCGGTCGCTCCGGCTGTACCTGTCGCACCAGTTGCACCCGTTGCACCAGTCGGTCCTGTGGCTCCCGCGGCACCAGCCGAACCCGCTGAATTGAACGCGCAGTAAACCGTCGCCGCGCCCGAGACTGTCACTGAGGTTGTATTCACGTCGACTTCTGTCAGCCCGACACTCACGCCGATATCGCCGGGAGCGGTGTTTTGCCAGCAGGTAATGATCGGGTAGGCTGTGTTTTGGTTGTGAACGTAGTTGAAAGACCCGGCTGAAGCAAACGTGTGGCTGACTACGGTATTCGCCGAACCGAGTGGGCCTGTCGCGCCGGTGGCTCCGGTCGATCCGGTGACGCCCGTCGCACCCGTCGCGCCGGTGGCTCCCGTACCAGTAGCTCCGGTCGGCCCGGTCGGTCCGGCCGCGCCAGCAGAGCCTGGGCTATACGACATCTGCCAGAGTCCGCTGCCGCCTGACTGGTAGCCGATGTTGTACATGTTGCCGCTGCCAGTGCCAACTACCATTTGGTTCGCGCTTAACGGTTGCCCCTGGAAGTAGACGTTCAGAGCGCCGCATCCGTCGACATTGAGTGTAGTAGGGCCGGCAACGTTGCTATCGACGGTGACGTTCAGGTTGATGCTGCCCGTCGTCGCATAACAGGCCGGATAGATTGACGGTGTTGTCGTGCAGACTGCTGTTCCGGTAGAGACTCCAGTAGCAGGACAAAATAGAGCCGCACCGATTCCGGAACCACTTCCGCCGCCTGTCGCCGCGATAGACACCGTTCCGCCGCCTGTGTTCGTAAGCGTTACGTTCGAACCATTGACCAGATTCAGTGTTGTTTGGCTTGCATTGTTTGATCCGTTTGTCTGGAGCGTCACTCCGGCGCAGGAAGAACCGGATGTCAGACAGATGCTGCCGCTGCCAGATACGCCTGTTCCCAGAGCCGTTGCAACGCCAGTCGCTAATCCGCTGATACCTGTCGATACCGGCAGATTGGTTCCGTTCGTCAAATTGATCACTGTTGGAGTGCCGAGGTTCGGACTTGTCAGTGCAGGAGAATTTTCAAGCACGACCGGACCAGATCCGATACTGGAACTGATCGTTATATTAGGCGTAGATCCACCGCTTGATGCCAACGGCGAAGAAGCGGTAACCGCGCTGATCGGTCCGGTTGCACCAGTACTCCCAGTCGCTCCAGTGCTTCCCGTGGCTCCAGTCGGGCCGATAGCGCCGGTGATACCTGTCGCTCCCTGACCACCATTGCTGTTGACCGTGCAATAGACGCCAGTTGTGCTCGTAAACGTTGGCGTAAAGGTCGTATAAGGAGGACCGCCGCTGACGGTGTATCCAGTGATTGGCAGATCAGCACCAGATGATGTGACGTAACACTTGGCAATTGCTGTGTCGATTGTGGCTGATGTCAACCCCAGCGTCGTAATCGTTACAGCACATGAAGTTACCGTGCCAGCGCATGTGGCAGTTGGATTCGTCGCGCCAACGCCAACACCGCCATTTCCGCCGCCAGGTATCGACTGCAAGCTCTGACCATCGAGCCACGACAGACCACAACACGCGACGATCAATGTCGCGGCAAAGACAACCCAGACCAGTCGGGAATTTCGCATCTCGCCGCGAGTATACAATAACAAGCAAGCTTTTCGCTATTTCAGACCGTTTGTAAAAATCAGAGTGGTTGATGTACAACCGCTTGGTACGCCACCAGTGAACGTGCATCCAGTCGGCACACCAGTATATGTTACGGTCGTGCCACCAGGGAAAGGTGCTGTGTTGTTTATCGCATTGCCTACAATCGAAATGCTTGTTCCAGCAGTTAGCGTCGCCGCGCAGGCGGCCGCTGAAAGCTGAACCATGCCAGCATTTGTTGCCTGCAAACACCTTGTACCGCTTCCAGCCAAACTACTGGCAGTGACTCCACCGCCATTATCGAACGTCACGCTGCCTGTGTTGCTGGACCCCGTGTATGTCCGGAAAAGAAAATTCGAGGTGTATCCTCCACCCGATTGCACGCCATAAGCGTCGAGAATGATAGTGGAAAGAAGACTGCCATAAGTTCCAGAGACATTGAACCAAGACGGGAACGAAGAATTCAACGATGGCGTATTGACGACAAGTTGGCCGCCTGTTCCGGCTGGTCCAACAGTATGCACATTGCCGGGATCGGAAATCTGAGTGTGAAATATCGTACCAGAACTGTTTTTAAACTTCGCCCACAGCGCCGTTCCATCCCAATACAGAGCGGCTTGGTTGTTCATAATACTTGGATCAGGCGGTTCCTTAAAGGCATAAGCCGTACCATAGAGCGGAGCGGTGAACAGAAGCGGATCGATTACCTCCTGATTTGTGTTAGAATTCAGCGTGTTTTCGGTCGTCGGGTTGGCGTTGTATGCAAGCAGCTTTGTCGGATCATATCCCAGACCACCGATGTTGTAAGTGTTATTTCCGAGATTCAGCCCCCTATTTGGATACGTTGCGCCGACATTGTTTACGATGAAAAAGGCATCAGTATCGGCTGCGATGTCGTTAGCCGAGACTGTCACACCGTCCGCGCCTTGGATTTGTAGTGCATAGGGCGCGCCGCCCCTGAACGTGTTTCCTGTAATCGAGGTTCCCGATGTTAAGTACGGCGAGCCGATCCCAAGATTTATCCAGCCATAAGGCGATTCCATCCCAGTCGCGTTCTCAAAATAGTTTCCGGCGATTGTCGTGCCGTTTGTGCCATACACCTGGATGTAGCAATTCGCCTCGTAGGTTCCACCGCTGATTGTAACGCCAAGGGATTGAGCTACTTGCAAACAAAGGGTGCTGGTGGCACTGGAGTAAACGCTGCAATCTATACAGGTCAATGAATTTGAAGAATTTCCGAACAAAAAACCGTATGATGTCGGCCCGTAACAGCGAACATTCTCAAACAGATTGAAGTAAGCGCTCGTAGTCGTCACGCAAGTCCCAAGGTTGTTCATGGCAATATTCGAGAAGTGGTTATTCGTTGGCGTTGTATCCTCTTCGATGCCAGTCGTCCCAGTCTTTCCGTTGCTATCGATAAAGCAGTTCGCGGCCCCGGAAAATGCAGCATTGGAAAAGGTCAGCATCGTCTCGGAGTTGGATTTCATCATCAGTGTGCTGCCCTCTGCCATCGAGTCGCATTCAAGACGAACACCCCTGGACATGAACAAAGGACCGACTATGTAATGACCAATTGGGACGTGGACAGTTGCTCCAGGAGCGGTTTGAGATGCGTTGTACCCGGCCTTTGCCACGGCATTTATGGCGTTCTGGAAAGCTGCAGTGTCGTCGCTGGAGCCGTCGCCTTGCGCCCCGAAATCTCTCACGCTTACCGTGTCTCGCATCTTGTCCTGTGAGGTGCGTGTGATGGCATTCCAGAGCCTGTGAATCCAATTAACACTGGAGGAAGAGCTATTCGCCGACACCTTTATTGTCCAATAGTCTGCAAGTGAATGCCCCGTTGTCGCCGCGAAGGTGACTGTGATCCCGTTGGAAAGTGTTTGCACTGAGCCAGTGATTGCAATGGGCGCACTGGCCGTGCCATTATTCAACGTCCATGTGAATTGATCTGGCGTGCCAGTGGCTGATATCGTAACGACATAGCTGGCATTTGTCGGCAGTGGCGTCCAGATACCGCCACTCGTGGCATCATTCAGCCCACTGCCAGTGAAGACAGCTGGGCTAGTTACAGTCACCTGTGCGTAACAAAGACCAGAAAAGATCAGCAACAAGTAAATAGGTTTCATCATGGTATAGGTTGATCTGTAGATGGCGTTCCCGAAATGGTCGTGTTCCCAGATTGATCTGTCACCCAGTTGGTTTGGCTTCTTGTATTTGCCAAAGCAGTTCCGAGAATATTCACGTTAGTAAAATAAGAGCCAGGCTGGAGTAGCGCATTGTGACCACCCGCGCTATCCTGATCAATAATCAGAGTCCAAGTAATGCTTGTTCCTGCTGGCACATTAATCGGTGCGTTTATCATTGAGTTTGCAGTCAAAAGAACATACTGATTAAGTCCTTTTGATAGATCTGGCGTGAACGTGTTCCCAACGTTAGGAATCGTATAAACAGGTCCGTCCGTGTTATTCGACGAGCCTGCACCGGGAACGATGTAAAGCATACGAAGACCATCGCCGAGTTCAGCAGAGTCCAGCCCATTTACGTTTTGCGCCAACAGTTCAACTAGTGCCACTAACCCCTGAAGGTTGGTCGTCGGGACAGATATAAGTGGCACTGTTTCAGGACTGCTGAGAACTGGAGCCGATGAGTTTGGCGCTGCCACAGTGTTTACATTTGTGCGCCATGTAGGCTCTTCTTCAATAAAGATCGTTCCGTTTCCTGGCACATTCAGGAAGGATGTCGTGGTCCATCCTGTATTGGTATTGTCGACAATAGTCACAGGAGGATCTGATGGACTTGCGGACCCGGTTGGATCAATGAAAACGCGGATAAGATTTCCTTTTTCGACATGTGGCGTCAGCCCTCCCACAACAATAGGTGTGCCAGTCACAGCGCCGAAACCAGTGCTGTTTACTGGAACAGAAAACGTTGATGAACTTAGGTTTGTTGCCTGAAAGGTTCCATTGGCAGGTGCCCACGATCCAGAAAAACCGCTGATTGTGACGTACTCTCCGGTGTATGGTGCAGCACTTACGGTAAGAGCAGCAGCGCTGGCATTAGTCGCTGCTGATATTGCCATGTTGGGTGCGAACGGACTAATCAGCCCCGTGTCATTGATACTGGTCTGCGTCGAAGAAGTAGAATAAGTGCTGATGATCACCAGATCGCCTGGATTGTAAAACGAACCACCTGGACTGGTAATGTTTAGCGTACACAATGGCGTCCCTGTGTCGTTACCGTTGATTTGCTGCGTCGGGAAGCTTTGCGTTGCAGGAAGACCTGCACGGCTGACCAGTATCAATTGGCGATTCGCAAACTCATTTGAAGCTGGTGCTGAGGGACAGTTGATCACGACAGTCGTAAATGTTGATGAGACTATGGTAGTTGCTGCGATACCGCCGTGAATTACCTGCTTCGCACGCGCATGAAAATTAGTGGCCTGTTGGTCTGGAGGCCCATAGCCACCATTCGCTATGGATGTTAGCGTAAGAGATGAAGGTATAGAACCGGGCGTTACCTTACCCATGCCGAACATATTATTCAAAGAAGTTCCTGTAAAGATTTCATAAGCAACAGCAGATGAAGACCACGAAACCGAAAAAGCCGCCTGATAGCCGAACCCCGGAGAAACAAACTCCGTCAAATTAGAACCTGTACTGTAAAGTCCAGACGAATCAATAGCAAAAACTTGAGCTACCCATGTCCCAGCTGGAATCAAGCCGAATGCATTAGCGGAGACTGTTGCTGTGAAGTCAATCGATGGTGCAGTCACTGATTTTGAAAATGAATTAACAGGCGGGGTGCCTTCTATTTCAACAGAAGATCCGCCGTTCTGTTGTGCCAGTGTATAGCCGTATCCAGAAGGCGCGAAGCTGTAAACCTGCGAGTACGGCTTCAGGCTCAGCGGTGGACGCACATAGGGTGCAGTCAGCGTGTACGGATATGCAGTGACTGCCGATGTCTCCTCCTGCTGCTGTCCAGATAAATTGAAAGCGGGAAACTTGAAGTAGATCGTCTGTCCGACGCGCGGACCCTGCGATGCGATGCCAGAAGCACCGGCAGGCTGGTAATCGAACTGGAATGCCTCTCCACCGCTGAGTTGAGCGAAGAACGCACCGCTCGCGTGGCTTGTGCATGGAGATCCGAAAACACCGCGCCGCAGGTACGTCAAATTGAAAGCGTTCGAACCAGTCAACGTTGCGGTTTTCCAACTCATCAACTCCTGATCGACCACACACAGAGAGACGTTATTGTCTGCTTCCGCTTGCGTGTAAGTATCGAGATCGCCAAGCGATTCTTGCAGATTGACACTCAGTGTGTGCGTTGTGTCTGGCACGTTGGTATCAACGACGGCCGCCAGACTGGCAGTCAGCGAGCCTTGCTGCGATCCGACATTCTGCGTTCCTACCTGGTCGTAGCTGGCACCGCCGTCCGTCGATGCGTAAACGGCGCATCCGCCCCAGTTCGGTCCTCCGGACAGTGCAATGAAAAGAGTGAGCTGCGTTACGAGATTTTGATTCAGCATTTGCTGAGTAGCCTCAAAAAATACCGGCACATTGGTCGAGCCGGGTAAAGCATTAAATCCGGCAGTGAATCCGCCTGACTGCTGCTTCTGGTAAAGCGATGGCGTTAAGATCGGGAATGGCAACACTTCCCCCGTCATCGCCAGATTGCCGTTATCGTCTTCGTCGATGGTCAGGATGCGGACTGCAACGTAATCGGTGGACGGATACTGCTCCGGCACCTGCACCAGATCCATCGGTTCCAGAATAGAGTAAGCCCAGCCAAGAGTAAAGGACGCTTTGCGCGTCATGTACACGTTGCGCTTCAGTTGCACCGTAAGCACTTGCTGCGCCACTGTGGGAAGACACACACTGTGAACGGAGATCGTTGACCCTGTATTGCGCTGGCCAACCTGATAGTCGATGGACCACGTATCCTCATCGTCCATCGTTTCCGTGTTGTACTGGTTTCCGCGATTGGTCCATTCGACCACCATGCGGTTATTGATGTCCTGCGCAGCCACTCGCGAGAACTGAACAGGTGGCGAATTGGTGTTCTTACCGACAACGAAGTCATCGAGTCCGAGCGTGTAAACAGGCGTCAGATTGGGCGTAAAAGTAACGCCGTTGCCAGTGATTGCAGTATCGCCGTAAGTGGCAAACTTGATCAGACCTTCAGAGGAAAACGCTTCGGAATTGCAGACCAGTAGCCACTCTGTAAGCCTGCTCGAATAGGTGTCCTGATTGTTGACTATCGGCGAAATTCCAAGGCCATTGGCGATGCAATAGTTCGCCAGACCGCCTGCACCCGCCATGCTTCCCAGATATGCCGGATTCATGTTGGCACAATTGAAGTTTGTCAACATGAACGTGATGGCGTCAGACACCAGCGCATCCGGTCCCAGCAATGCACTGTATGACAATCCAGTCGCAGAACCACCGTAGCTGGTAGACAGCGTTAAGGATGTCGGACTGTGCCAGGTGCAGTTGTACGTCAGCCCGCTGATCACTATGGTTCCGGTCAGCGCGATCAATGGATTGAACTGCGCACCGTCGCCTCCCCATGTGACGCTTACGCCGTCTGAAGCAATATTTACATTGCCAACGTTCGCAGCCTGACCAGTGATCTCGTAGCTGTAATTTGAGATTGCGCCGCCGCTGCCGAGGTTTGCATTCTCGTACCAGGCCACAACCATCTCGGAGTATCCGAGCGCCTGATTCGCTGGTTTGCTCGATGTCAGGTAAGGCCACGGCGATTGGCCGATCAGTCCGGTCGAAAAATAGCCAGGTGTTGGCGACTGCACGCCTTCAGGAACGTACGTCGACCTGTCCTTCCACACAGAGCCAAGGATGGCCGGCGCAGGCCCACCTTGGCAAAGCACGATGCCAAAGCTGGCAGTATAGTTGTAAGTTTGGCCGCCTTTACCACCGCCGCTGCCTTTGCCGCTGAGTTTGGAATTGCCGCCGGGAACAGATGACGTCCAGTCTCCGATCCAGATTACGTTACCAGCCAGCCGCGCCTTACCGATCACAATTGGCAGCGCACCGCCGATTACGCTCGTCTGCGTCGTGTAGTTTGAGTACGCCGCAGTATCCGCGTTCTGAGCGTTCGGATCGTTTGGTGTTTTGAACAGACTCACTGAAATCTATGATAAATCATTCACAGTGCGTAATGGTTGAATTTTGTGGAAGGCGCGAGCGGACTCGAACCGCTCCGTCAAATGAAAAGTTGTGCCAGTTCGGTCACAGTCTTGATATTGCTGAATTCGATCATTTCGACCGTGCGATCCAGCGCCGATTCGATTTCCCAAAGGACTGTAATGAATTCCAGCGATTCGATGCAGAGTTCTTCCAGCGTTGAGGCTTCCTCGACAGGCACGGTCGTGTGCTGTTGCAGAATGCGAACGATCTGCTTTACAGCCTCTTGCCTTTGCATGATCGATAGTATACAGCCCACGCGCCGAACGATGCAATCTCCAGCACACTCCACGCACAGCCGATCCCCGTAGATTGCAAATAGTCCGAGCCGCCGAGCATCAGTGCGGAGTACAGCAGCAGAAAGCCAGCCAGGATGTAAGCGTCGAACGTTTTCACAGCAATCGATCCGATGGCCGCGATAAACCCGAGCATCAGCGTAACCGTTCCACACACTTCCATCACGGTTTCCATGTGGCTGGTGGGCCAGTGGTGAGCCTGCGCGATGATTCCGCTGAAGATAAGCGCGATAATCCCGCTGACGACGACGAGGTTGATGGCCGGATTGATAGTCTTGCGAACGACTGGGATCAACAGAAGTGCTGTGCCGAACTGCTGGGCGTACCAGAGTGGAGGATAGACATGGCTTAAGCGACTGCGGAGAGCTTCGTAAAGTGCCAGTTCAGTTATGCCGTAGAACAGCGCCCAAATGCGCCACTGCCACGGTGCTGTTCGCCAGCCCAAGCCGATAGATGCGTAGATTACGGCCACAGCGACGATAAATAGATTAGCGTTCATTCAGGTGGCAGACCACTTCCTGGGTCGAACGGGGGCGCGTTCGGATGCGCGATTGGCTCTTTCGGTTGCTCGTGAACTGGGTTATCCGGTTCAGATCCGCAATGTCCGCAGTGCTCGCCATCGCCTGAGAATACGTGTTTATCCATGGAACTCAGTATACAACCAAAATTACTTAGGTTTCAGAACACGGGAAAGTTTTTGTTTCCATTTGCCGGCCATCCATGCCTTGACCGCTTCCAATATGCCGTGGACGCCCCATACGGCGCTTCCGATTCCGACCAGTATTTTTGTGAAACGGTCCACTTAATCATCAGTGTAACCGTAAATGACGTTCTATTTTCAGAACACTAATCGTCGCCGTTCGAGCGCGACGTTCGAAATGGTCCTAAATTTTCGACAATTGCTATCACGTGATCGATTCTGCGATTGGTGTCTTCGTGGCGAACCCGCGCCTCGATACGCGCTTCTTCGGACCGGCGTTCAGCTTCCGCAAATCGTCGATTATCGTCCTCTTCGTGCAAAGACATGGCAGCCTGTAATTTGATCTTGACTGACTCTTCGTGGATGCGAATAGTACTGTCGACGTGAGCGGTGACGTCATTGACGATCCCCGGCCGAACCGACTCGTCTATGTGGAGCTTGAGTTCGCTTGCGACAAGAGGCACTGTCTTGTGAGCCACATCCTCAATCAATTCAGGCCGGAAAGTCTTGATGGACCGCCGAAGACGATGGACACCGAGTCCAACGAAAAACAATAAAGCCGTTTTCAGCGCGTCGAAGGCCGTCGACTTCATAAAGGTATCGAGCCACTTCGATCCTTCTGGCGTGAGAAGATTCTGCATCATCACGGAACCAACCACAAGTAATGATGATCGAATGCAGACAAAGCCAGCCCAACTGAAAACAAAACAGCTATCCAGATCAGTTGCTTGGCCGAAGATGAACAACTCCGTCGTCTATGCCTGTGCATGTTTTCGATACGAATATTAACACGACGATGTGCAAATTCGCACCTGCCATAGTACACTGAGTGCATTGCCGTACGGCGACCTGTCAGTATTCATTCAGGCTGCCATCCCTACATTCAGCGGTTTGTTCGATAAGAAAGCCGGATTCCTACCCTTGGGCTTCCGGCTTTTCTTCTTCTGGCCACGGAGAAAATATCAGCCGTGGCAGTTTCCGCAGTTCGAACTGTGTCACGTCAATAAGCTGCACGCCGGAGTACCACTTCGCATGAATCAGTATTGGCCATTCGCGCACAACCGCCGCGTGCGCCCACGACATGCCAATCTTGAACAGTACAAGGTCACCGGGTAGCCCCGATTGCACCTCGTGCGCGTGTGCGCGAACGGGAGCTATTATACGGTCGTCTTCGCGATGCTGAAACCAGTCTTTTTTCACTGGCTGAGGCGAGATCTCTAAGGCAATACCAGCAGCGCCATAACAGGCGAGAATAAAACTGGTGCAGTCGACGCCAATGCCTTTCAACTGCGCTCCCAAGTGAAACGGTGTCCGCATCCAGGACATTCCTTCTGACACCACCGCCGCACGTGCTTCTGAGGTCGTCAACATGGCTTTAAGTCTGCTCTGGTCTGAAATTGCATCACCCGCATCGTTTTACGGTTCCGTTAAGGTTCCACGATGCCGGATTCTGCTTTTTACCTTGCTGTTAGTGGAATTACAGGATTCGGCACATCACCGTTAAGCATCCAATAATTTCCATGCGCAGGATTACGGGTCTTGTGCGAGCAGGACGAATGCCGCTCAATCTGACGACCGTATGAGTCCTGTTTGGACTCATCGCCAGACACGTACAGCAAGTTGATGCATGGAGCATCTTCCAGCTTACCCCAGCAGGCTGTAATCAAAGCATTGTGCTGTCTTCCGACAGGATCAACGTATATTACAGCCATACCGACCCGAAGGCTACAGTCCTTCGTTTCATCAGCCATGGTTAACCTCCTTTCATTGACTAGTGTACTTCAGTTCGGACTTGCACTGTAACAGAAAATGAAAATGGCTGCGTGTGCAAGACGCAGCCATTCAAGTTGGCGACGGTGTTCCTTCCCATCCAAAATATTACCATCCCTGTTCGGGAGTTGGGACGAATGGGAGTCCTGTGAAATGCGCTGTGTTTCCATACTTCAGGTTGCAGATCGCATAAGATTTTGCGCAGCCACTTTGTACGGAGAACGAATCTCCGACCGATGGTACAGCGATCATAGGAACGCGCAAAACCATCTGGCCAGTGGCATCGTTGGATGTTTCGACGAACGCGCTCAGGCCACTGAGGACGCCGCTGGTGAAGGTTATCACGCCTTGCGACCAGTAGCCGGTGGAAGCGAAAGCTGGCGTAAACTGGCCGCTCTGGCTGATGCCTACGTTCGGCGCAAGGTAGTGTGTACCGATTGCAATCGGAGTGCCGTTTTGAATCTGCTCGTCGCCCGATGCATCGCCAAGGTAGCAGTTCCATCCGATTGCACCGGTTGCAGATGGTGGCGAGTTGACGCCGGGAACGTGATATGGAGCCAGAAAAATGGTTGCTTCCGGCGACGGCAGACTTTCACCGCCTGTATTCGAGACGTACGTTACCTTCGCGTAATACTGCTGAGCAGCGATGTTGATTCCGAGGTTGCCTTGATCGAAAATGGTCGGCGCACTGGCCGGCGCAGATGGAGCCGCACCAACAGAAATATTTGTGTTAATGACCTGCGCTGTCGATCCGGCCTGTACCGTGCCAGTCTGCGTAAAATTGATGCTGTTGTACGATCCTGAAGGACTTAAAGTGCAGCCTGCATCAAACAGTTGGTGCCAGCAGCCGATGCTGATGAGGTTCTTGGGCGTTGGCCGATTCAGGTAATAGATCAGATCGCGCACTTCCATCTTGGCAGAAAGTGTGCCGATGTCGTCGATGGAGCCAACCCAACCAGCGAACCACAGAATTGTGCCGTCGCCGGTCCCAAACGGCGATCCTGTCAGATTGCAAATTGCAGGACCGTTCAATTGATCGGCGTTGTACGTCACATCTCCATAAGTCATGAAGCAGCGTCGAATCGACACGTAGGCATTGTCAAACATTCCCTGCGCAATCGCAGTCAGCATCGGCTGCGCATTCACAAGCGTTTCAGGTGTTGCCTGAATGGCGATGTCGACCTTTGAAGCCTTTAGTCCCACACCCATGGAAACCTTCGATCTGCTAATCGTCGGGACGCTGAGAAGTGTTGCCACGCCGCCCGAGGTATAAGCGGAAAACGAAGAACTATTGATCGTTACTGCAATGGTGTTCGGCGTCACAAAGGTGACATATCCCTGAAGACCGTTGATCTGCGTCATGCCGGATACACCGGTAACCTGAAATGGATCGCCGACAGTGAACGGATGACCGTCAATCGTCAAAACCGCAATCGACGCCTGCGTGATTCCGGTAATCGCGTACTGCTGGTTCACCGCCGCGCGTGCAACTGGATAGATTGCGCCGCTGTAGCTGATCGGTCTGTCAAACGTGCTGGCGCGAAACACCGTACCATTTTGAAGCGTGAACGTGTAGATGTCAGCGCCATAGAATGCCAGATCCGGTTGGTCGAGAAAAGCGATAAGCGCAGCGGATGCTGATTTCATTTTCGACCTGCTGAGTGCTTGCCGTTCTTTCCATTAGATGAACCGGTTCCGTGGCCGTTGCTGGAGGTGCTGAATATAGTGGCCGGCTTCGGCGCTGGAATCGCTGGCATTGGTTCTGGATTTGATTCTTCAACAGCTTTTTTGAAGTACCCACGGCTGCCGCATGTCAGATAGTGCGTCCATCCTTCCTCTGCCATGCGATTCAGTTCGTTCGTGATCGTTGTAGAGTTGCCGTAAATCGTGATGCAGGCATACGTCCAAACCAGTGTCGTTTCGCGAAAGTATCCGAGCGCCGCCTCCTGCGCATAGTGCTCCATCTTCTGCGCACCATGCAGGTTCAGATTCTTCTGTACCGTCAGGTGTCCACCGTCAGTTGTTTCCAGATTGGCGACTTTAAACATGCGTTATGGCGCGAGTACTTGTATGATTTTGAAGCTCTTCAGGCTGTAGTAAGCGTTCCACATCCGGTCGAACTCCAGCGAGTTTTCCACGAACCGAACTCTCCATAAATAAGAGAATACCGCACTGATCGGCTGACCAGCAGTGCCTGATGCACTGGCAAGCGTCATAATGCCGGTTTCCGTGGCGAAGCTGGCACTAACAGGCGAACCCGCAACATATGCCTGCGGCGTCAGCGCAGCGGGCTGTAAGTACGGCCCGTAAGTGATAGCAGGTCGAGTGTCGATGCCGTATACCGGCTGAAAGTTATTGCCAAACGGCCGCTGAAGCTGAAACGCCAATGTGGAACCATCGCCGGTTGCAATGAAAGCTGCGTTCGATGAACCACTGCCGGTATTGTTGTCTTCCTGGTCACGATAGAAAAAGCTGAGAAGACCGCCGCCCTGCTGTGCGTAGAATCCCATCAGGTACTGATAGTTCTTCGCCGCGATGGCATCCGTGTAGGTGCCGCGCTGCTGAAGACCCAGGTAGTTGAACTCAAGATCCCACGAGTATCGATCAAAACTTTGCTGCTGCATTCGCGCTTCCAGTTGAGAAGCAGATGTCTGAACGAGCAGTCCTTCCCAAGTTGCACTGCGCTTGTAATCGCTGACAAGACCTGGCAAAGGTTCCAGAATCGGCGTACTCATTTCAAGCCATCCTCATATTCGACCGCCGCGCAAAGCTTTGCAGTTTCTGGACTGCCATGTCTGCGATCTGTCCCGGTGAATGTTGCACACCACCATTTATGTGCTGTGTCACGTTGAATGTGTTTCCGACGCCTGTACCACCAGCAGCGGGATTGAACGGCTTCGGAACTACAGCTTCACCTTGATGAAGTTCGTACAAGCCGCCTTTAGGCACATAGTTCGTACCTGTCTCAAGTGCGGCTGGCGCTGCAAGGGTTTCAGCTTCCGCATATGCGATAGCTGCCATTTCCGGAGCAATCAGCGGATCGACAGCACTGTACCAGGCAAAGGTATTCGTCGCAGCCAATGCTGCTGCACTTTGCGCGGACAGTGAGTTAGCTGCGGCTGTTGTGGCCTGCTGGCTTGCCGCTGCCGTTAAATGCAACGCCTGCAAAACAGCGTTAAGACCAAGCTCCTGAGCTTCCTGAAGCGCAATTTTTTCTACCCATTTCAGTCCGAGCTTCAGCAGATAGTCAGCAAAGCTCGTGACCATTCCCTGCCAGATATTGTTCAAGTCCTGCGTGAACTTCTTCGGATGCTGAAGCAAGTCGTTGAAAGCCTTGGTGGCTTCCTGATTGATCTTGTCGAAAAACTTTTTATACTGCTCCTGCTCGACGTTCAGAATAGCAGCGTTGTCTGTCGCCATCTTCGATGCGCCTTCACGCTGAATGGCAGCGAGCTTTGCTATGTCAGATTGAACGCGGTTGAGATTCTCTTTCGACGGGTCTTCGGCAGCGGCAGCCTGGTCGATGGCTAAAATCTTACTTGCCGTGTTCCACTTTTCCTGAATGATTTCAGCGTCGATGACACGCAACTGCTCAAGGTAATTAACTTCAGATTGCGCCGAGCCGCCTCCCTTACCGCTGACCTTCGACGCTGACTCCACACGCGAACGCTGCGCCTCCAGGTTATCGCCGGAAATAGAACCGGAGGTCTCTGTTCGCGACCGCGCTTCACTGGCTGCCGAATTGGCATCCTGAATCGCTTGTTTTTTGACTTCCGCTGCCTGCTTGGCGTTGTCAACGATGACCTTCATTTCCTCGTCGAACTGACGAGCAAGTGCCTCGTCGTGACGTTTTTGTTCCGCTTCCGCCTTGCGATCCGCTTCTTCCTGCGCTCGAAACTCTTCAGCGTAAAATTCGAACAAATTCAGATCACGGTCTTTGATGAACTTAAGAGCTTTGTCCCTTTCTTCAGACAACTCGGTAAAGGACTTTTTGGCTTCCTCAAGCTTTTTCTCGTTGGCCTTCTTGGATTCCTCAATGGCATCTTTGGCCTGTTGCGCTTTCGCTACTTCGGCCTTTTTGTTGTCCAGAACGATCTCTTCTTGTGTTTTATCAATTTCCTTTTGTGCCAGCGATAACTGGTTTTTAAGTTCGTCGACATCCATCCCAAGCCAGTGCTTGGTGATAAACTTACCACCGATTGCCGCCACTGATTGTGCTTGGTTGATTTCCTGTTGAATAAACTTAATTTGACGTTCGGTCGCTTTCAGATGATCCATATCAGCATCGGCTTGCTGCTGATCGTAAATACCTTTCAGTTTTTCGCCTGCTGCCGCATTAAACGTAAGCTTTTGAAGCTCTACGTTTAATGATTGTATGTGCCCCTCTAAGCTGGTCATCTCCGTATCCAGCTTTTTGTTGTCTTCAGCGAACTTCTTCTCAGCTTCTGAAGCTTTACCAAATTTATCTATGGTTTCCAGAAGCACTTTTCCGAAAGCCAGAGCACCAACTACAGGAAAAGCAGCCTGTAATGCCGGTGCTAGGCCTGGAATCATAGTAAGAAAACGTTCCGCAGCCCTGATGCCACCGTTACCATCCAAAGTTCGAATCGTTCCGCTGACAGCTTGAATTTCTGAAACTGCATGGCCACTGGAACCTGCAATTTCTTCCATCGTGTTCTTGACTTCGATTTGCTTCGCGATCAGGCTGTCGAGTGATGCGCGTTCGCTGTTTGCAGCCGACTGCAAAACGCTGGCCAGCTTTGTGTGGCCTGCTGCAATCGCCTCCGTTGCTTGCCGCTCTGCGTCGACAACGCGATTGACGGACTGCCGAATGTCACCGGATACTGCGCTGTACGTCGCCTGCAAAATAGCAAGTTCAGCACGCAGGCTTTGAATGCCTGACAGATCAACGCGGGTTCCAGCGGACAGTATCGTATCGGCCATAGTGTATGGTTACTGGATCAGTTTGCTGTGACTTTTCATCGCAACCAAAGCGCTCTGCATCAATGGCGGAAGCTGCGTAAACGCTTTGGTTGGTCCGCGACCGGCTGTGGTCATTGAGGCCAGTCGATTATTGGCTGCGCGTGTCGCTGGATCGAGCAGTGCATCCGCGCTGGCCGGTTTCCATGTTGTCGTCGCCATCAAAGACATTCGCTGCACCTCATGAAGTGGAGGAAAGTCCTCCCAATATTCCAGCAACTTCAGCACTACAGCCCACGGCAACCGGCCAACATCGAATATCGAACAAATACCAGACGACGCTATGCGGCAGCGGAGTCTTCCGAAGTCTATTCGGGAAGAGGTGCCGTTGCCGCCTTTTCTTCCCCCGGCTTTTTTTTCTCCGGCTCGTATCCGCTGAGTTCCATCACAGCAGCGTGAAGTTCCTGAACCTTTCGGACGGCGACCAAAGGCAGGAAGTACGCATTCAGGAGTTCTTTGATGTCCTCCTTCGTTTTGTCCTGCTGGCCGTCGACGTTTCGAAATCCCATTACGATATCGTCCCAGGCGACGGCTCGCATCTCTCCCCACGATGTCGGGTTCTGACGTTCCAGAGACTTCTCTACTTGATCGTAGGTGAGCGATGCCAAAGTAATCAGGCAGCCATTGCCAAGGTCGACTGTTTTTGTAATTTGCATAATCTTTCTTTGCAATTAGTATAAGCCAAAAACGCAATCGGCGCACGTCCTTCGTGACAAAGGCGTGCGCCGCGCGATAATCCGAGTCTGTTACGCCACACCGAGTTTAGTTGGCGACCTGGAACTCTTCGAAGACCTGATTCGACGAATTCGGATATGCCATGAAGTCGTATTCAGGCACCAGATAGCCGTCTCGCTTAATATCCTTTTTCACCGATCCGATGCGGCAATTGAACAGATGAAGTCCGTTCGGATTGCCTGAAACGCTCTGATAGGTTTCCGAGAACCAGATTTCCACGATTGGTCCGTAGCCCATCAGTTGATTGTTTACCGTCAGCGTGTTTCCGACGCTGGAATCTGTCCATGCATAGCTGATGATGACACTGACACCGGAAGTATGGTCTGCCGTTGAAAATGTATACACACCAGCAGCGACGGAATACTGCCCAGCAGTAGGTCCGCTGGCCACGGCTTGGAAAAATGCGCCTGTCGCGGAGTTGCGCACGCCAAGATCTTTGAAAAAGTTGGCGCTGTTGGTCACAGTGATCGAAAACGGTGAACCTGGAATAGCCGCCGTTTGCTGCGTCACTTGTTTAATGCCTGTTGTCAGCGCATCGGCATAGAGAATATTGTTCTCCTGCGTGATTTGGTTATTGCCGATGGCGAAAGATCCGGACCCTTCTTTATCGCCCGGTGCCACGTCATCGGGAAACTGGTTTTGCCCCTTCAGAGGCACCAGTGTAACCTTGACGTCGAATTTGAAACTCTGGACCGTCAGCAATTGCGACGGCGAAGGATTGGTCGCCTCGTTGCCTCCCACAGGAGCCACGAACATGAGTCCATCACCAAATTGATACATACGATTTTGATCTCCTTTTCCGTTTTACTTCGTTACTGTCCGGTCACTACACTGACGTTGAAAATTCCGTAATTCTGCGCACTGAGCACGCCCGCATTCTTAAACACCCTGCCATTGATCCATGCATTCGCGACCAAAGGAGGGCTGCCAACGTTTGACAGCGTTTGCTTCATGCCGTTGAGTGGCGTTCCTGCCGGCGTTAGCTTCATCGCGTTATCCACAGCATCCAGCAGAGGATTGAGAATTGTTCCGGCCGATGTCATACCGTCGTCAGGTGTCTGACTGAGAACGACCACCTTAAACCGCAGCAAATATCTCTGTTGCGAATAGATCTGCTCTTCGTTATCGTTTTCGTCATCCTCCACCAGATACAGCGCTGGCTGCGTCTGAGCGTCTTCCATGGTGGCCTTCGTCGGATACCGACGAGAAACAGTCACGAACGGACCGCCAGGTGCCAGCAGTGGTGTGAACAGCGAAAACAGCGCAACAGATACAGCCTCACGCGAGACGTTCATTTTACAGAACCTCCGCTGGAATCGACTGTAAATCTGCGATGATTTGATCTCTCATTGCATCGAAGGTGTTTTCAACGATGTGATACGCCGGTGTGCCTGGATGATGAACACGCTTGAAAAACACCTGCTGGCCGCCCATGATAAATGCAAGAGCTTTGCCTTTTGCTACGATGTCATGCGCTGACGTGCCTTCTTCGAGATATCTCACGTATGGCGCGGTGCCACCGCCTGCGTGAACCTCACCTGTGACGCTAAATCCTTCGACATGCGCCGTAATCGATTCCACAGAACGTGCAGCCTTGCCTGAACGCTGTTTGACAACGCCGCCAGAATAGGCTTCCTGAAGCCTCTGCTGAAGCACAGCGTTGTTGTCGTCGATGTGAGTGATAACCGCACGCTGAAACACTTCGAGCTTGTGTTCAGCCATCGCCTGAAGCGCATCGAGTCCGGTCGTGATTTCAAAATCTGGTAGCGGCATAGTTCACACCAAGGCGTAGCGCTTATAGTTGCTGACGCAGTGCTTTACTCGCGGACTTTGATCCCAGGCTCGATACGAGATCGTTCCAAGTTCTGCCAAATTCTGACTGGCTTGTCCGAGCCAATCCTTTCCGCGATACACTTCTGCGACAAAGTACGTGATCGTGTCGGAAATATCCTGCGGAGTGATTGCGTATCCGGCTGTGTAGCTCACAAAGACGCTCTGCGGATATGGTCCGAAGGTGCCATAAAAACCAGGCGCACCGAGCGTTACAGTCGTCCCGCCGCCATTCCGGATAGACAAGCTGGCTTTGGTTCCATCGATCACGAAACCTCCGCTGTTGAAGTTCAGGCTTTGATTGATCGCTGTGTTGCCGACCACCAACGAAGATACGGTCACAATCGGCGCATTGACAAGAAACATCCTGATACCATCGTTGCCGTCGTATGTGTCCGTGTACGAGTCGATTCCTGCGTATGGTCCGGTCCCATTCGCGCCGAGTGTGCGTCCAGTGTCATTCAGGAACCGCAGGCTCGCAGATGTGATTAAACCCTGCACGATAGCCTGTGCCTGGCTTGCAACGTAGACCGTACCACCAGACACATATGCTCCGAACGCTGTGGTATTGATTGCAACGGTGAACGTACCGGTTCCCAGCGAAAGAACCAATCCCGTTAGTCCGTTGATCTGTGTCATGCCGGCGACGTTCTGGAAGGCGACATACTGACCGATTTGGACTGTTGCTGCGCTTGTTACAACTGCGGTTGCAGCGTTCGTTATGCCCGTTATCGCGAATTGCGTCGGTGTCCCGATATTTACAAGCGCAGTAACGCTTGCGACATCCGTAAGATCGTATGTCGATGGAGCAGCAGCCGGGATGTCGAAGATGCCGATGGCCTTGTACTTCCTTTCCTTTCAAAAACTAACGCGCGGGCCGGGTCACCCCAAAACCCGCGCGTCGGGAGAAAACTTCACCAATGCGAGTCCGATCCGAAAAGCGCTTAGTACGCTCCGGACGGACCGTTCGAATAAATCGTGACCGCTTCGCTGCCTGCCGTCACGTTGGTGACAACAATCAGAAATTCGTGAGCGTTGACGGTTGGCGTTGTGTTCGTGTTTCCCGCAGCCAGAGTCACGCCGCTGCCAGCGGTGATAGTCAAAGTGCCTGAGTTGGCGTTTCGAATCGTCCAGCGCCACGACATGCCGACCTTGACAGCCGGTCCTACCGTCCCGCTGGCAGCACCCGCGCCGCCAAGCGCCGCCACGATAGCGGCAGCGGTCGGAGTAGCGTCACTGACGCCGGCGGCGCCAGAGCGAAGCATCGTATTGCACAACAGGTTTGCGGTTGTAAGTGTGGTTCCGGCAGCCGCAGTCTGCGCCGATGTGCCGTTGACAAGGCTGATGCCAGCCGCATAAAGATTGGAGGCTGTGGCCAGAGAACCGGTTGTATTGCCGGTTGGCGGTGTGTAAGCAGTGCCAGCCAGCGCGTTGTCGTTGAATGTGAACGTGGCCTGTTCGATTTGCGCCACAGTTCCGATCAGTCCTGTGGTGCTTGGCGAAGTGCCTGCGACAGTGCGGAATATCCGATACTGATAGGCTCCGGCAACATAGTTCCAGCTGATCTGGTTGTAACTGGTGCCCGCGACCATTGTCGCGATACCGGTTGTCACCGAGGTTGAACCAGCTGCCGCGCTACCGACGTAAGAATCGGCAACCACGACATAGGTCCATGTGGTCGATCCGGCTGTGCCAATCACAGCAGAGGACACCAGAGTTGGCGTTGCGATGCCGATGGAGTTCAGATCCGCGAATGTCGCGGACGCGAACAAAGCAGTCATTGTCGGAGCAGAGGTTGTGTCTCCTGCTGTGCCGATGTCGTTGTACGACGGCGACACGCCAGAAGCGAACGTCAGATTGGCTGCGATGAGACCTTGAGTTGCACCACCCGAGGTACGGTACACATCGTACTGCGTGGCACCGTTGACTACAGGCCATGTAAGCGTGTTGTATGTGGTCGCAGACAGCGTAGTTGGACCGGTCGATGTCGACGCCGACGCACTTGGCAGAAGATTCGCCAAATTGATTTTTGCGACCACAACGTACGTTTGCGATCCGGCAGCGCCACCGACCGGAGTGATCGTTACAACCGGCGCGGTCATCGCATTAAGGCGAAGACGCGCGCCAAGAACAGATTGCGAGTTGGCCGGATTTGCAACGAGAGCGAACGGGTCGATATCGTTGGCGATGTGGTTTTCGATGGTCGACAGCAGCGCCTGCTGACTGACTGTGTACGACGTTCCTGGCGACGATACCTGAGCCAGTTCGCTTGCGAGTGTTGGATTGACTGACATTTCCTTATTTCTCCTGTTAATCCGTTGAAAACGAACTAGTTGACCTTGTTGGCAACGCCAGTGATAAATCCGCCTCCGAAAGGCAGATAATGCTCCAGCGTGCCGAATGCGTACGTGCCAAGCTGATGCTGCAAGTTGACGTACGGGAAGCGAATCGCAAAGTGGTCTTCAAGCATGACCATGCGACGAACAGCCGGAATTGCGCCACCGGCAGCCGGGTACGGATTGGTCGTCAGGTCCAACATGCAGACACCACCGGGAAGCCACGGATGCGCGCGGACCGGAACGATTTTCTGGAGTGCAGTGTTGCTGTACTTCCAGACGTATTCGCGAACGATCTGTCCACCTGTTACGCCGCCAGCCGCATCGCGGTCGATGATGATGCGCTGTGCTCCGGCCGTTCCGCTGCCTGTGGTGAAGATAGCGCGGGAGAACGACTGAATGAGAGCACCACCGAGGAAAATCTGGTCGATGGAGATTTCGTAATTCTGCCAGAGGTAGTTGGCCGCTGTTTCGATTTCCGCAATGGTTCCGTCACCGTTCGAAGTCCATCCGGCGCCCTGAAGGTTCGCCAGATACGCAGGCTGCGAAGAACCCTGCGTGCCGATGTTCCAGGTTGTGATACCGTCGATGTCCAGCGTATTCCACGAGTTGTCTGTGGACAGGCTGGTTCCATTCGCGCCGGTTGCGCTACCAACCTGATTGGTTGACGTCGAAGGCACGGCAGTGATTGTGATGGTCGGAACGGTTGTCGTGCCGACGAAATAAGCGTTCGCCAGATTGCCAACGCTGGCATCCGTGGTGTCCAGATACCAGGCCCAGCCCATTGCTGCGACAGAACCAACGACAGTCGCAGTCAGCGAAGCCTTACCGCTGCCGCCAGTCGTTACTTCGGCAGACGTCGCTGATACGATGCCAGTGCCACCGTTGATGATGTCGGTAGAACCGTCCGCATTGGTCCGTGTAAACGGAAGCTGAACGCCGCTCTTACCAAGGCCACCGCCAGCCAGCCCGTAAGCAATCGTGCCGGCATAGCGAACGCCCCAGCCAGTCAGTTCGACGCAAAACACTGTGCAAGTCAGTCCGCTTGCAAGAGCGCCACCGGTTGTGGCCGCAGTCAGTGTCGGCGTTGCGCACTGTCCGAGCGCAAAACCATTACCACCTGCGCTGGCCGGTCCGCTGTTGCCGAACAGAATCATGCGCTCTTCGTCGTTGAGCAGTTGGTTCAGTGCGCCCATCTGAGCGATGGCCAGATTCGAGTCGAATCCGAGACCAGCCTGCTGCGCGAAGAACGTAACCTTCACGTCCGGACCCCACGACTTATGCTGCGCCGTGTAGTTCCGTGTGGTGAAGTTCATGTAGGCGTTGCGGTTGCCTTCCGACGTCCACGGCGCACCGCCATTGGCGATGGAAACAACTGCTTTCCAGTTGACCGACGTACCACCGACGCGCTGGCCACCCCATTCCGGCGAGACACGAGGCGTGCTGGCCAGAATCGGATAGAACACCGGGTAGATGTTCTTGGCCGTCTGTTCCAGGTAGTAGTACGACAACTGCGATGTCGAGCTAAGCCCCGAAGTCGTGACGTCCTTTCGAAGTGTGGCCATCATCTCCTGGCCGAGAGATTTACCGAGAAGTGCCAGACTTGCGAGTGCTTGGCTTGACATGATGTTTTCCGTTGCTCCTTGTTTTTTCGTTCCGGTTTATTACTGTTCGGTGAATGGTCGGCTACTACTTGCCGACCATGGCCATGTTGTACGCGACTTCGGGCGGCAGCGTATCGCCGGGACCGCCGAGACCAATCTTTTTCAGCGCTTCCGGATCGCCGCGAAATGCCTTCTGGAAATCTTCTGCGGTCGGTTCCGTTGCAGCGGGTGCTGCGCCAGCAGGCGTGGCAGGCGTCGAGGCGGCAGTGTCTTGCCGCTTCGAGACGTTGCCGCCAGGACCAGATACAGGCCACCGCACATTGTTGCGGTCACCGATACCGGCAGAACGCTGGGCTGTCTGCGGTGCAGGTTCCGGTTCGGCACCCAGCCCGTCCTTCAGATTCTTCATGAATTCGCCGATGGTTGCAGCCACGATTTCGGCTACATCTGCCTTCGTGAATGATTCTTTGTTCGCGTCGTCGTTCGAAGGAGCAGGTGCGCCGCCGGCGTTGGCCTTGCGTCCCTTCGTGTAGGTGTCCGGTGCAGCGCCGCGCGGTTCGCCGCCGATTTCTTCCGGCGTGTCCGCTGCTTCATCCGCCCACTTGTCTGCTTCCTCGACACCGAGAATTTTGCCAAGCTTGCCGAAGTGGTCTGCCATTTCGTCTGCATGGTCCTGGTGCATCTCCACACCAGACTCGCAGTGGCCGTCAGCGCATTCCTTCGCCTTCTTCATGTGTGCCATGAAGCCAGCGGACTTGTCGACAACACCGGTCTGAACGACTGGAGCCGCAGCAATCGCCTTGTCAAGATGGTCCGTCATTGACGCATGGTGAGCTTTGTGCAAACCGAAGCCATCGGCGTTGTGCTCTTTGACGCACTTGACCATCTTGCTCATGTGGTGAGCCAGTGAATGTGCCTTTTCCGCTCCGAGAATCGGCGCGAAGATTTTAACGAATGAGTTGGTGCTGCCCTTTGCCATAGTCGTGACTCCTTTGGAAGTTTTGATCGTTTCTGCGGCATCTGCCGCCGTTGCTGCTGCCATCGCCGCCTGCGCGGATGCCGTCAGTTCGCCGGTTTCTTCGGCGACCTGATGTAAAAAAACCTGTGCTGCATGTTCCAGAACCGCGAGAAACTCTTCGGGAAGTGTTGAGTCGTCGTCTTCCATCTGGCGTTCCCACAGTGCGGATTGCTGAATCCATGCCAGTTGTTCAAGTACCTGAGCGACCTGAGTAACCTCGTACATTCCCTTTTGCAGGTTCAGTTTGACCGCTGCTTTGTCGATTGCTTCGGTGCAGACGCGCGTAAACTTGGCCGCTGGCGTCTCCATGCCTTCTTTTTCGTACAGCGAAGTAAGCTGCGCGATGGCCTTGTCTTTATCCGGCCCTTCGTACTTGTTGCCGCGATAGCCGCCATGCAAAGAAGCCCATGCTGCACCCATCAACCGATGGTTAAGCGTTCCATCCTCGTCGGTATACGGCAGGTGGTGCGTTCCGTCCGACTCGACCACAAGAAACGATTGCGCCTTCTTCACTGCTGCTGCTTTCGCAGATTGACTCTCTGCTGTCGGCGTGATGTTGATCGGCGGTGCCAACTGGTTCAGCCGCGCCAGAATCTCTTTGAGAGTTGCTTCCGTATCCTGAGTAATCGGACTTTCAACGCCTTCAAACTTCTTTTCGACGGCGGTTCCGTCAGCCTTGACTGCGGTGAACGTTGCATTCTTTAGGCACGGTGAATCCACGTAGCTGACTTCAGCAAGGATCGGTGCATATCGCACTGTCACGTTTTTGTCGCATGTCGGACAGAAATTGCCTCTCGCAATGTCAGTTCCGTCAACAGCGCATTTGCGGAACTGATATTGTCCCGCGTGAGAAAATCCGCGATACATTCCATCTTTAAGATCTTTCCAGATCTCGTCGTTTTTGGGACGAGTCACCAGCGAAATGCGCTTGTTGGCATCGTCGAAAGTTGGAAATTGTACGACTTTACCGCCGATGTCCATCCCATGCTGGAGCCGAATATTGCCATAGCTTGGATCTTGTCCAGCAGCTTTTGTCGAAGCGCTCGCTTCGCCTGCCCAAAGCGTATACGCAGCCTTGCAGCCCTCGTAGTCCGCAATCTCGTTGTCAGCATCCGGTATTTCCGCTGTCGCAATTCCCGAAACCGTGTGGTCTCGCTCATCGACCTTCACCAGAGGAAAGTACTTCAGGAGTTCCATTCGTTCGTAATCATTGCAAAGGCTTATGTCGATTCGCCACAGCAAGATCCGGCACTATTGCCATGAACAAACGAAGAGTGGCGAATTGCGCTAATGTTGTGTTATGAATAAGTGCAAATGGCTACAACAGATAAAGACCTTCATAGACTACTGAGCGCCAAGGAGGTGGCCACCATCACTGGACTCAGCGAATCGACAGTGCTGACGCACCTTCGAACAAAGAAACTTCGAGGATTCAAAATCGGCAGATTGTGGCGCATCAACCCCAGGGACGTTCCACAGCAAGCGTAAGACACGAAAGGATGTGCCTCAGCCATGAGTCTTCGCGAAACCGTCACATCAGATAACACGTTCACCATCGAAGAGATAAACGAAGCGCTGACCGTGCGCTGCGGCGACTGTCGCGGACCAATTACTTGCGACCAACCACGCCGCCATATGGGTATGTACGTATCGCACCGGCACGTTTCAGATTGTCTGTATTACGTTCGCCAGCAGGCTGATCTCGAAGCAATGTGGAAGGAAAGGAACGACTGCTCGTGATTAATATTACAGATCATTCTAATGCTTGCTATCAACGTGCAATGACTGATGGACTCGGATGTACCTGCGGAATAGAACCGTTAGGCACTCCTGTCATTACACTGGCATTGCTTGAGAGGATCGCGAGATGCATGTCGGACACACTGGCCCCAGACGCCATCCAGACTTCAGAAACGTAGATCCGCAGATCTTTTTGTCAGCAGCCACGACGTAATCCTGCCGCTGACACTTTACACACTTCAGGCTTTGTATTGCAGATGGAGTATTGCGAATCGCGGCTGCTACCGCTGCACAAAACGCTTGGCGCTGCGAATGCGTCAAATATGTTCGTGGTACGACGATACAGCACTGCGGAATGCCTGATTAAACGCAGCCTCACGCTTGTTGTGCGGTTGACTAGCAGCATGAGCCCGCGCCTCTCTTCTGATTGCACTGTGCGCTTGATTTCCAGTCTTGCCGCTACGAGCGACTTCACGTCCTATTTCCTGGCCACGAAGATCAGCTGCCATCATGTGCGGATCATATTTATTACCTGCTGCATTGGCATCATGGCCGACTGAATTAGCAGGAGCGGTTCCACCGCGCGGATCATGCACTGTCAAATTAGCACTTGACGCGAATCCACCAGTCGATGTTGTAAACTGCCCCTTGTCATCGTGGTTTGGATTTTCTTTCTGAAACTTGGCGGCGTTAAATGCATTAGTGTTTTTGATGATGTCTGCGATGCGCATGTTCGTGTGTCCTTTTGGTTTACTGCTGCCAGAAAAGCTCTGCGTTGATTTTCCCGCAATCGACACCGGAGTTACCGTCTGAACAGGTAATCGTGAAACCGCCTTGCAGCCATGTGCCGGATAAAGCATCCAGCGTATAGGTATTGTTTGCTTGCAGCACGGACGACGCATTCGCACCCCAGGCATTAGCGACGATGAATCCTGTTGTGTCTTTGATCGTGACCTGCGGGCTGGAGCCGCCTGTCACTGTGCCGAGTATCAACTTTCCTGCGCGATCCCGCTGCGACTGGCCGAAGTAAACGTCTCCCTGCGGATTGTTCTGCGACACCTGGAACTGGCCGACACCATTGCCGATGTGGTTAAGTGGAATCCACGAATAGCCGGTGCTCGTCAGTCCCGTAAGTTTGATCTGAACGGGTATCATCGGACCCATCGCTGTGATCGACGGCCGCGCAACAGGCGTTTGAGCTTCTGAAATAGGAATCCACAATCCACTCGCGATCAGCACAGCGCCGACCACGATCCACGTCAGTCCAGTTAACGTTTTCATGCTGCTTTCTCCTCTTTACCGCGAACCTTTGTGATAATCAAAGCACACCGACAGTTGTGTGCAAGTATAGTGTTAGCAAAATACGTGCCGGTATCTGTACTGAGGTTAAACACATGCCCCGCAAAACGATTCTTCCACAACTTGACGACATCTGCAAAGCGTATCAGGCTGGCGACACGCTCCAGACTATTTGTGCGCGATACCAGCTTGGTTACGGTATGGTTCGTCTTAACTTGATTCGTTCTGGAATCTCTCTTCGCCAACCGGGCGATCCGATGCGCAAAGGAAGAGACTGCAAATTCACGCTGCCCGAATTGATGGCTATGCACACAAGCTACTTGGCTGGTGAGTCTGCTTTGTCTATCGGGAAAAGGCATGACACCCACCATACAATGATCATCAAAGCTTTCAAGCGTTCTGGTTTGATGGTCCGTGGAACCCATGAAGCCGCCATTGTCCGCATGGGACAACTGACCAAAGACCAACGACTTCATCAGACCGCTGCTGCTCATGCTGCCAGTCGCGGAAGAATCGTCCCCGAAGATACCAAACGGATGCACGCAATCGCTATTCAGCAAAAGCCCCCGCTCATGCAGAGCGCAGAGCAGCGTGTTTTCTCTGTGCTGAATTCTATCGGACTGGTCACAAGACAGCGCGCCTGCGGTGCCTACAATATCGACTTTGCCGTTGGCGATTCCATCGCCGTGGAAGTCTTCGGTGGAGGTTGGCACAATACTGAACAACACGCTGTGCGACATCCCAAGCGTGTGCGCTATCTCCTGGATGCCGGTTTCCATGTGATTATCGTCTGGGTTCATCAGGGAGACAGCCAGATTTGGATCAACGCACTGCAAGACCTTATCCGTGAGTTCCAAATCACCAGCAGCGACCCATCCACGTTGCGTCAGTATCGGGTGATTTGGCGTGACGGTAATGTCTGGTGCGCCAGAGACTCGCAGGATGATGACTTCCCCTTCAAACCAACGACTGTACGCTACCGAAACTCCGCTGGCCGATACGACTGCATCACCAGCGAAGCAGTTCGGATGGTTCGGAGGAGCTAATACACCAGTGGGGAAAGTATCTCCAAACGGTATTGAACCTGCCAAAACGTTGTCCAGACACTCCGGACATGGCCCGAGCGACGATGGAGACCAGCGCACCTTCTCAACTGCTCCTGTAGCCTTCCACGAGCCAGTAACGCCTTTCTCCTGTGCCGTTGCGATCTCAGTATTGGCGATAGTCTCCGCACGCGATTCAGAAAACGAACCAGCATCGCGGATACGTTCGGCAAGCACGTCAATCGGCGTTTCTTCCGATAGTGCCTGCGCGATTATTTCACGCAACTGGTCTCGCGTTGTGTCGCTGATAGCCCACATTGCGTTCGGATTTTCGACCAGTTCGCCGTCGACCCATTTCATGCCGACCATTTCGGCAGCGCGGTCCTTAGCGTATTCAGCAGCAAGCGTTTGTGCTGGTCCGATGGAAGCCGACGTTTCACCGACACCGGCCACTGCCGCGCGATGCAGACCGTTCACAACACCGAAGTTGCCAGCCTCTTGCAGATGCGCCAGAACCTGTGGTATCAGTTCGCGCCAGTTTATGTCATTCGCAGCGGACAGCAGTTCTGCTTCGCCGATGCGCTCAGCATCATCGTCCTGATCATCGCCATCATCTGACGCCTTGATGACCTTGTGAAGTTCACCGATCCGCTTAAGTCGGTCGAAAGCAGCGGCCGCCTGCGCCTTAAAGAACGCATGGACCGTTCGCTGCATTGGTTTGTGATCTGCGCGTGGTGGATCTTCAGCCGGATTGTTTTCGTCCACGCCTCCCGGCTCCACTTGGCCACCGTCCTCGACTGCTACAGTACTTGACTGCGTTGCACCTGGACTGCTGCGATAACCGGAATCGATCTGTGTGCTGTCCGATAGGTCTATCGGTGGAGGCGTGACGCCTTTCGTCGGTTTTTTATTTTTATTTTTGATGCGCGATGACGCTGGCCGCAGCGCAGCGCTTCCGCTGAACTTCGCAGGTGCTGCGAATCCGCCTGTCAGCATGATTTCCTGCGAACTTCCATCTGGCATTGTAATCACAATGGACCGCACTGGATATTCCACGCCGTCCAGATAGTCGTCGTCAACGTACCGCTGTGCGCGTTCAGGCGCGACGTATGCCAGCGTCGCGTGTGGATGGTAGTCGAATGTAGCCTCTTTGAACGTCGCTTCCTGTGCCAACTGTGCGTTAACTGCGTGCAACTCAGGCGAATCAACCTGAACCACCAGCGGAGCCGCGCCATCAGACTGTTCAGAAGGCGCAAATGCCATTGTTTTACCGAACTTCAGCGTGAATGGTGCAAGGCCAGTCAGGTATTCCGGCAGACCTTCGCCGCCGTCCTTGATCCCGTATCGCACAGTGACATGCGGTTCTTCCTCGCGCGAGGTTCCGTTGCCTTCCATCAGGTCTGCATCTGGTATTGCATCCCTCATTGCTTTCATGCGAAGACCGGCTTCGGACGCTGGATCGATTGGAACCATGATACATCCGTACTTGTGATCTTTTTCAAGATCCCACGTTGCTGCCAACGATTTCTTTGCAGATGGTTTAGTCTTCGGCTTCGGGCTGCCACCGCTACCGCCGCCGTTCGGTGCCGGCGAACCTCCACCTCCACCACTTCCGTCAGGTTTGGGAGGAGTAGCCTTCATTTGCTGCATCAAAGCCAGATCGTCATCATCAGGATCGAGTGGCATGAAACCGTTCATCGGACTGAGTACACCGAGCCGGTTTGCGTTCTTGCCTTCCACAGGATCTTCTCCGCGCTGCTCGCGAAGTTCGTTCGGCGTGTAAACCTTACCCCACACCGCCGCATCTGCCTGCGCCTGCTTCAGTGGATCGGTATCGCGCTGCGCCTTCGCAGCTATTTCGTACTGATCCATTCCCATGCGCTCAAGGCAGGTATTAATGTACTCGCAAAAGAAATCGACATCAGGCTTCAGCCACTTTTCGCGGGCTGCGTCGTTCGCTTCTTCTGAACTTGCGCGATTCACCATTTTGAGGAACGGCTGCGCACTCACGCCGACAATCGCACAAACCAGCTGCGCCAACCACACGTCCAGTTCATCTTTGAGCAGCGCTTCCTTCGGGAACACGATGTTCGGTTTGCCGCTGTCGCCGAATCCAGGCATCATACGGATCTTGCGACGCTCCGCAAGATTACCGCTTAGGATCGAATCGATGTAATCCTGAAACTCCTTCAGTCGCTGCGGTGGAATGTCCGAAGGCATGAACAAAAACGCTTCCGGTATATTGCCGGCCGTGTTCCCGCACCACGCATGTTTCCCATTGCGCCGAACATACAACGTGTGGTTCGGCACCGATACGCAGAACACTTCACCATCGTAAGGGACAAATTCAACATCCCAATTTCTTGTGCATGGCTGGTCGGTCGCAGTTATCGTATAGCCTTCACTAGCGTTTATTTCACGTCCCAGTCCTGGTTTACCGAAAAAGGCTTTGCCCGCAGCGCGAACACCGACATTTGGGCGCAAACCTATTTTTTGCACAACTTCCGTCAGATCGTCAGACAGTTTTTTACTAACAGTGAATACCTGCTGAGAACGTTTCTTTTCGCCGATAGCAGTCGCCGATTCGCCATCACCCAATGCGTAGTATCGCCAGAATATCTGTAATTGATCTTTGGGCGCGTTCTTAATCTCTTCAGGTATGAACTTTTCATTTGCTAGCCCGAATTGCCGAAGGTACAAGGCCAATGATTTTCGTGACCATGAAAACATCTTTCCGTCGTGGTGTACGTCTGCACCAAAGATCTCAGACAACATGTCACTGAAAATCTGATGGATTCCTTTTTTGTCTTTTGGCTGGCAGATATGAACAAGTGTAGGTTTTTCGCTGCCGCCAACGCATCCCTCTGCCAAGTACATGCCCATGAAGGCACAGTACTGATCACCTGTCATGCGAACGGTTATCTCTTTGTTGTTCGGAGACAACCACACCTTGTCTTCGATACGGACGCCGCCATTCCATTCGGAAACCTGTGGAATCCACGCCGAAATGTTCGGGCCTGACAACGCTCTCTGAAGAGCCAAATTGGAAGCTTCGACTAAACACTCTTTGATGCGAGGAACTTTTGCTGTAGGACAACCGCGCTGGTATCTGCCGGGCAGGTCACCAACGAGCATCCTGTGGTTTGGCGTCACCAAAATGTCAAGGCTTACATTTTTGAAACGGATCAAATTACCGTTGAACTGTTTCCGAATGTAACCTTCAGCCTTCTGCCATTCAAACTCGCCACTTTCCATGCGCCGCGTTGCAAATGTATCGTCCATGGTGACATCAGGCCACTTCAGCCAACCACGGCTTGTCAGTACCTCAGTGTCGGATGAATAGCAGTACTCCGCAATCTGGAACATCTGACGACGAATACCGAAGGCCACTGTTGTCAGGCATCTTTCAACGCGGGAGTACCCATAGCGCCGGTATGTTGTCGGGTTCTGCATACTGAACACGACGTCCTGCGTTGTACCATCCCATGCAGGGAAGCCGTAACAAACCTGTTGGTATGCAGCGCTGGTTGGATCGCGAGGAGTGATTCCCTGATCGGTGAGCAGCCTGTTCCACGATGCGCCGTCAGTCGGCATGACCATCGCGACTTTGCCTTTGTTGTCGCGCGGAAGATAGCAGGCTACGGCATCGCAGACCAGAAGATCTTCGGATAGCATACGAAGCCACTGCCGGAACGTATTGAAACCATCCGGCTTGGCCCAGAACTGCTTAAGGTCTTGCAGTTCTTTCGCGCCTTTCAGCGTCCTGTTTTTGTAGTCTGCCTGCTTCTCGTTGTCCTGTCGCTTCAGCCGAAGTTCGAACTCGACATCTCCGATTTCGTCCTTTTTCATCTCCAGCGCCATGCGAAGAAGATCCCAAGACAAAGACAGTTGACGCAGCAGATCGTAACCGTAGCCTTCGTCCGACTTCGGCTGCCAAATGAGGTTGGCACCAGGTTGATAGCCCCACTGGCGAGGTTTGTAATCGGATGGCGCTGTTGGCGTTACAGGCTGAAGAGGAGAAAACCAGAACGACGGCGAAACACCAGCGACTTGTGTTGGTTGCGTTCCGATCAAAGCATTGATCGGTCCAAGACGCTTTGCGCCTTCTGGTACCTGGAAGTTGGCCATTCAGTGCGTATCATAACCGAAAGGCACTGTTCTTCGCTATACAGGATTAGTCAGTAGGAAACTAACTGGCTATAACACGCCGCGTAGGGTGTTTTTGTCGAGGGGTTTGAAGTTGGAAATCTGCATAATAGGTTTAAGCGAACAGGGGCATCCTTTTGTTCAGGCGGGAATGGGCGATGGCGATGTATTCAGGATTGAGTTCCAGCCCGAGAAAGCTACGACCATGCTTCAGTGCGGCGAGTCCAGTGGTTCCGGCCCCGGAAAACGGATCGAGCACCAGACCATCCGGCGGACAACCAGCGAGAATACAGGTTTCCGGCAACTCCAGCGGGAAGGTAGCAAAATGCGCCTCCGGTGTTGGCATGGAAGCCATCGGCCATACGTCGCGCTTGTTGCGGTATTCAACGATGTCTTTGACCGCTGCGCTGAAACTGGAGTTCTGCTTGATCCCGCTGCCCGGTTCGGCGCACTTCGGATTCACGCCAGCCGCGCGGACACGTTCGCGGTTTGCCATATGCGCGAATGATTTCGCTATGGATTGGTTGCCTGGTCCACCATCGGCCCATTTGTGGTCGTCTGATCGACCCCGCGCGTATCGAGCGTGCGTATCGTCTCCGGCCCGTTCCTTAATCGCATCAGCGTCGTACCAATACTTTGAAGACTTTGATAAAAGAAAGATTTGCTCATGCGCCTTTGTCGGTCGATCACGTACCGATTCCGGCATGGGATTGATTTTCTGCCAGATGATCTCAGAACGCAGATACCAACCGTCGGCACGAAGCGCAAAGGCCATCATCCACGGAATGCCAACGAGATCCTTGGCTTTAAGGCCATCGACGCAGCGTGAAGGCGTCTGGGGAGACGCTGTATTCGTCTGCTGCTTAGGACCAGCCTTATCCGTCGTCTTGCGCTGTCCAGGATGCGCGGCATACGAGTCACCAATATTGATCCAGCACGTACCGTCTGGTCTGAGCACCCGGCGTACTTCGCGGAAGATATCGGTAATATGCGCGATGAATAATTCCGGCGTCGGCTCCATGCCGAGTTGCCCACGCCAGGCACCACACGCACAGAAGCCCCGCGACTGTGTCGCTCGGATCGGTTCACGGAAGGCAGCGATATCTCCTTGTGCCTCCCCACGGCCATTAACCGCCTGCGCCCAATTTCCCCGGCCGACTTCAGTAGCGATTTCTTCATCCGTAAAGTGATGTTCGCAGTTGCCGGGATCGTTCCATATCTGAGGTTCGATCTTGTAATCCCTCAGCCCCCAGTAGGGGGGCGAGGAACAGACGCAATGGACGCTATCGGTTGGCATCGCACGGAGCAAGTCGAGCGTATGACCCTGCCTGATCTCGAAACTCACGCCATATCCTCCCCGCTCAACGCCATATCCTCCAGATCCGATTGCCGTCTGTCTTCCACGTACTCCCACATCTCGGCGTCGGTCTTACCTGGCTCCGAGTCGTCTTCGCGCCACTTGCCATCTGGATACAGGCTGTGATCGTAGCGGTTTGCGAGTTCGCAGAGGTCTTCCGCATCGCCGTCGCCGTAGACTTCAAGGCTCATCGTAACCTCCATCCCCAGTCCGCAGTCGAACTGATCCATTCAACCAGGTTATCTTTTTCCAAAGCCTTGAGAATACGACTAGCAGCGGCTCCGGCACCTTGCGCTGTAAATTCCGAGTCAGGCCATATTTCACAGGCAAACTCAGAGGCTTTGTGTAAACGCTTAGGCTCTTTGCGGATGAATGCTAACACCCTGCGCTTGCACTCATCCATAGGAACGGCAGTCTTTACGCGCCTCATGCTCGTAGCTTCAACCTTTCCAGCGCCGCCCGTTCTTTGCCTTCGGCAACACGCAATGCACTTTGCGCTCGTGACATCGCTTTGCGGGCGGTGATGATCTGCTTCCGCGCCATCTCCAGTGTTGTCTTGGCCGGCCGTTTGTGGTGTATTGCCGCATAGACGGCTTTGTGATGAACCCGCAGAAACCGAGCGATCTCCAGCGCTTTAATTCCTGAATCGTAAGCCGCCCGAATTGCAGCGCGTCTGCCATTCCGAGGATCAACCTCCTCGAAAAACTGCAAATGTCTTCGAATGAACATCCGCTGGTCGCCGGTCATGCACGTGTCTCTCTGTACGGTGGACAGTCTGGACAGGTCGGAATCCGATCCACATGCAGACCGAGTGAATGGTTTTCCCTGTTTCGCTCGTCGCGCCGCGATACCTGAATGGCCTGGTGAACCAGCCGTGTTTCAGATATCGCCTTCACTGGCACAACAAATCCAGATGGTTCTTTCGATTGAGGTTCTTCGTTCATTTTTTTCTACTCCTGCTCCTTGTTTGGTTTTGCCACTGGTAGATCCGGCATCCACGATGCCGCACTATATATCGGCTGCTTCGGAAAGTTGGCTTTGCAGCGTAAGCAAGTCACTCGAAGGACTCGCGCCTGCGGATGGAACTCGAACGGATGAACAGCCTTCTTTCCGCACGCTGGACAGGTGGTCCGATCAGGGAACCACAGAAAGTATTCGCGGACACGCCAAATCATCCAGCGTTCAATCCAGGACCGAGCGACTTTGTGCGGCCAGTACTTCAGCCGACGCCACCTGGCATCAAGCAAAGGGGAGTGTTTCACCCATGCGCGTTGCGCCTTGCGATAGTACAGTACCGGCCAGACTGTCGCCGGTAGAAACTGCAACGTCAACCAGATCACTGCGATATTGGCGCTAATCAGGATCAAACCAAACAGAATCAATTTCATCGGTGGTCCCACGGTAGCGCAGCAGTCGCCGGACACTTTCTTCGCGCGTATTCATTGTGTGAAATCGATACGGTTTTATTCGCGTCGGCCTGATTGAAGGTAAAAACGCCAGTCTCCGATACATGGTACTCGCCACGCGATAGACCAACAGGCGATTGCATCGGAATAAAAACCTCTAGTGTTTCTGTACACAAAACACCGAACTCATGCCACCGCGTTTTGATAGGCCACTTTATGTCGTAGTATCCACCGTCTGCGAGATTGGCAACATGAGCATCAGCGCGATCCCGAATTTCGCTCAACCATTCTGGTTTTTTTATCTCAGAGGCGACCGCAGCTGATGCCAGCATTCCCAAGAACCCACGCCGAGAGTAGCCGACCATCGATCTGCCCTTTATGCTTGAGCAATTCGCCTCATCTGCAACTGGCTTTTCTATCAACGGTTTATCGGTGGCCACTTCCGGTTTTTCAACCGAATTTGAGGGAGCGAATATCCGCCCGATGCGCTCAAAGATCATGCGATTTCCTTCACGCCTTCCCGCTGGCGAACTGTTTCGTATTTAGGACAAATCGCGCACGCCCGTTTCCATTCGGCAGGATACCGGCTGGCCACGAATGTCCACGTTAACTCGTGGTTCCACAGAAGTACAGTCTTTATCGCTACCGGCAACAGAATGGCCAGCGCGCGCAACGCATTGATGTTGGCGCGAAGAACAGGAAACAGTCGCGGTTTGCGTTCCAGCAACGCCTGCTGAACGATAGCCAGCTTGTACGATGTCTCAGGACCGCTGCTTTGCATTAGTGTCTGCAATCGCTCAAGAGCTTTACGTGCTCGCCACCAGTGCCAATAACGAAGCAAGTACATGGCCGAACCGCGTACCATAAATAAACAAGCGGCGGCTGCCATGCAAAGCATCAAATCAGGCTTCGTCATTGCGTTTTCTCCTTGACTAGTCTATACCAAACAAGGCCGGAATCGTGATCGCGAGAAGCCACTTCGATCTGGTATCCAGCTGCACGAAGGTCGCTTATTCGGCTGGTGTACTTCAGAGCAATCTGCGCCAGTTCGTGGTTCGTGGCATCGCCGGCTTGCAGTCGTTCGAGGATAGCGGCGCACTGCTTCGACAGGCGTTTGACTTCCCGCTGGTCCACTGTCACATTGACCGGGATGGATGGCGGATCAAAGTTGAGCATGGATTGTGTCACTTCGGAAACCTCCTGCCACCGATCAGGTTATTCCCATAAATCAGAAACTCGATTTCAGTGTTGGTCATGCAGCGTCCCCACACGTATTCAATGATCTCGACCTTCCTAGGTCGCCGCATTCCTTCAGCAATCTTCTGCTTGTATTTACGTATAGCCTTCCGTCGTTCAACAATCCGAAAAGTGCGAATTGTGTACCTCAGTTCGTCTAACGCTCGATCCGGCCACATTGGGTCGTGCCGAACACGCCAGTGAACATACATGTTGAACGCTATTGCCAGAGCCAGAAATAACCAAGTGAACCAGTACGCTATCACGCGGGAACCTCCTTCACTTCCTCACCGATGTAAGCAGCTACCTTGATCAGCCTTCCCCACAGCCCACATACATTGCACTTCCAGATGTATTGGCTGACAAAGACCTGCACGTTATCGCACTCAGGACAGAACCAGGCGTGGCTGACACCGCCTAGCCGAATCAATGAGGCATCGTACTGCGTTCGCTTCTTTTTGTCGACCAGCGTGGCCCGCGCGACATTCAGTAGATTGATCTGTTCCAGCGCATCTGGATTATGGTTTCGATCCGGATGCAGGTCGAACGCTCGCTTGCGATACGCTTTGTTGATTTCGTCAACCGTAGCGCCGCGCTTTACACCGAGGATGTCGTAGAGGATGGACTGATGCACAGCCTACTGTCCTTTCCAGAATGAAAGCGCCGCAACGATCAGAACGACCAGAAAAATCGCCCCGGCCAGTGAAGGACGTTCGTCATCTTTGCCAATGCAATCTTTACTCGACGGATCAGCCCACACGTAACTCATAAAATCAGTTCACCAGCCAGCGGAACCGGCAATGCGTCTCACCGTAGCACTGCATAACAATTCCGTTGATCATTTCTTCCAGCCAGTCCAGGTCGCCGGCAGTGTCGCCAATCAGCGGTTCAAACACGCCGAACATGGCCTTGTCTTTGCTTTCCTTCAGTACCATCTGCGAGCACTCGTACTCCAGCGCCGCGACCTGCTCGATCTTGCTCTTGCCCCACAGCCAGCCGTCTTTGCGCCGGTCGTGCCGAATGCCGTGGTAAAGCTCCTTTTCGCTGAAAAACACTGGCTCGTCGTCCGTTGCCTGCACTGCAAACGGCACAGGATGCTCTGCTGTGTAGACTGGCCGGTTGCCGAACTGGTCGACTATTAATGCAATCGTGGAAGGATCGATCAGTCGAAAGTAAGGCCGAATGGTCGTTTCCGATATTCCATCAGGGAAAACCTCTGATAGTGGCTTCTTGAACGCTCGCTTCTCGATATACACTGCGACCGCATCGACAACGAACACATCCTCCAGCACGATGCGCAGCCACTTTTGAAATGGAATCAGGCCGTCTGGCTCAGCAAATACTTCTGTCAGCCTTCGCGACATCTGGATCGTATCGCTGCCGCGCCAGTACCGCGACTCAGGTTCGAACTTCCACGGAGCCGCATAGATGCGGTCTTTGCGCTGCTCTATGAGCGGGCGCAACCGCTCGTGCCGCGACATCTTGCGCAGGTCGTTGAACGTTGGACCCTGCTGAACGCGCTCCATGTGGATCGAGAACTGAAGGTCCGACGATGCCTCCTGTATTACTACCTGATTTTCTTCAGGCTGGTTTGTTTTTTCCACGTCTCCTCGTTCCTTCCTTCCACCGTGTCGACCGACAGGCGTTGTTAGGGCACCGTGTCGGCTCAGGACGCAATAGCGATCTGAGCGCCCACTCGTAACCGCAAAAGCGGCACTTGCGTAGCCTTGCCTTGATCGATACTGTATTTCCTGTTGTCTCGTCGCTCACTACTTGCTATAGTATTATCCATTGAGAGGCGAACTGTCAACGAGAAAAAACAGGCCGTCCGTGAACGGCAACCGCAGCGCCGCAATGAAGCTGGTATGGTCGCGCCGGTCGCCAGCAGAGCGCAGCCGCCTTGGTAAGCTCTGGCGTGCTGGCAGGACTCGACTTCGCTTTGCCAACCAGCGTATATTGGACTTCGAACAAAAATGAAACCTTACTTCGTGGATGAACAGGCTGGTATTACGATTTACCACGCGAACTGCTTGGATCTACTGCCTGCATTATGCGAGGCAGGTTTCGACGCCGCAATTACAGATCCTCAGTATGGCATCGGAGAGAACTACGCCAGCGGCCACGATTCAGCAGACGATGTTACGCTGGCACTGTCCGTTCTTGCACTATTGCGATTTTCTACCAAGCGAATCGCTTTAACCAGCGGAATCCGCCATCTATTCAGATACCCTCAACCGGACTGGATCGGAAGTTTTTCCTATCCTGCCGGATCTGGCGTCAATCCGTGGGGATTCACTTGTTGGCAGCCGATCCTGTTTTACGGCACTGACCCATATGCGGGGAAAGGCTCTCGTCCTGATTCTTACACTGCGACAACCGCAGCAGAAAAGAACGGCCATCCCTGTCCGAAGCCTATCGATCAATGGAAGTGGCTTATCAATCGTGCATCGCTGGAAGGTGAATTAATTGTGGACCCGTTCTTAGGATCTGGCACAACAGCACGTGCCTGCAAGGATCTAAATCGTCGGTGCATCGGAATCGAGATCGAGGAGCGGTATTGTGAAATCTCTGCCAAAAGATTGAGCCAAGGGGTTTTGCAATTTTGAATATTCAAGACATTGAGGACTCAATAGCAGCAGGACGTGCCGATGCCGCGCTTATTCCATGGGCTGGCAGCGGACCCGATTTGTTCGGACGCTACAAACCATACACGCCAGACACTTCCATCGAAGATATGAAAGACCGACTTCGCGTTCACGGTGGATGGAAGTGGAACGAGGCTAACCGTCAACTTGAACGCGATGGATGGAAGATATGGTTCCGTTCGCAGGGAATGCTGTCGCCGCCGATTGCGCAGTGGTCGCGAATCACTGAGGTGCAACGGTAGTTCCGAATCGCCGGTAGTTGCGCGAGCGAACTGCAAGGCACTGCTTGCACTTGCCAGAGCAGTGAATCTCCTTCACTTGGCATCCCGGCAACGGCCCGTTGAACCGACTGCGCTGGCTTCGCTTGGCCTTATTCCGTCGCTTCAGGCCGGCAGCCAATGATTCAAAAGCGTTTCTAGTATCCATATTCAGCGTAATGTTTCACCGTGCTACTTTTTCAACTCCGACCGCGTTCCTGTCGGCTTTCGCAGTTCCTGCGCAGTGGTGGCCTTCTGCTGTGGCTGGCCGTGGCAAAGACAAGCACAGGCTCCAGTCAGTCCGCGATACCTGCGGCAGTTCATCGGATCGGTGTTAACGCATCTGCACTGGCGGTTTGGTGGCTCCATAGGACTCATTGTACGACATGATTTAACAGTACGTTCGCCTTTCTTTCGCAAACCATTTGCATCATGTATTGCAAAGTGCATTTGCACCGTGTATACTGGTATCAGATCGAAGGTTGATCGAGGGAAAAAATGGAAACGAAAATAGGAGAAAAGCAAATGAAGATCGATCCGATTGAAGTTCTCGCACAGGCAGCGGACGATACCAAGTCACCTGGAGCATGGCGCAGCATCATGAATGCGATCTACTACCTGCGTGCCGGTAGATACAGTACGCTACGCTCACCTGGCGTTACACACGACCTGTTCGGCAGTGTCGTCAAGTACAGATACTCCACACAGGAGGCGAAATAAGCCATGGTAACCATCATCAATTCGACCAACATGAAGATTCAGTTTCGCTCGGTGTCGGCAGAAGCCGCTGCGGCGCGAATTGTACGAGAGATCGGCACTACCGATGCCTTTAGCACGGAAATGGCACAGGGGCTTACGGTTCGCCAGGCACGCGAAGCGATGAACGAAGACGCTGATGCGTGGCTTACGGTTAACGGCTGGATCACGGAATACGGCGACCTGCGAACTATCCGCAGCACTTACGCAAAGTGTGGAAGGATAACGATCTGAATGCCGCGCAAGCGTAAATCCCGCGCGGAGGTCAGCGTCGCCCGTCGTGAGGCAGCACTGTCCCGGTGGAGTAAGCTCGACTCCGAGCAACGGAGCGCACAGAATGCAGTCAGCGTGCGACTGGCGATAGCGGCCAGCCCGCGAACGAAGAAAGGAAAACGATGAACCCTGTCTGGCTGGACAATTTAATCTGGATGCAAAGCATCGAAGGTGACTGGGAAAACGAGGCAGGAGTCCTTCGCATGTTCCAGTCGTGTGCAAGAGCGCTGGATATCCACGCATCGAATAGCCGGAAATGAACAGCACCGCAGTGTTGTGGCAAAGGCGGTCTGCTGCTGGACAAGGCTCTGCGACTGGTCTCTGCTGGCTGCGGGTGGTCCGCATGACGATATCCGCCGTTTTACTATCCGGCTCAAAGGGCTGCTCGCTTAAAAAAGATCAGATTTCGCTTGCATGTCTGGAGCGAATTTCTGAGCCGCTGCTTAGACAGCACCAGCCCGCTCTTCCGGAGCGGGCTTTTTTGCGTTCTCAGATCTTACCGCTTGCACCGCACACAGCGCATTGCCACGCCTCGCTGAATACACGGACGCCAGTGGAACCGCACTGGTCGCACACAGGCCGCGCTGGTAGCTTAGGCGCTGATTCTGGTGCCTTAGTCCATGGCACTTCGGATTCTTCTTTGGCTGCGGCTGCCTGCTCTTTAAACGGTATCGCGGTGGTATCCTCCACCTTCGGACCGCGAGGCTCTGGTGCCTTGCGCTTTTGCGCCTCATACTCATCGCGCCAAAGTTCGAGGATTCCATGCACTGGAGCCTCTGCGAAGGCAAGCATCGCTCCTTCTGCGCGATCCGGTGACTTCACGCCGCGCTTCCTCGCATCCTCTTTTGACTCTATCACCGTCTGACCCCTGGGGTTATTATTCCAACGGATTGTGGTTAATTGTCCAGAGGTGACGGAATCCTTTAATCCCGCGATGTCGCCGGCCTGACACCGCATCCGGAAACCCCAGTACATCTCAGCCTTCCAATTGAAGAATTGATCTGTGTCGATAGCTGCCCATCCAGCGTGGCAAAACGTTACCTTGTAGCCATTGCTTTCGATGGTTTTGGCGAAGTAGTATCCGATCCCATCAGCATCGATATTCAGGTTTTCTATGCGATCCCTAAACGGCATCAGATCAGCCAGCACACGTCCTGTTGGGTCAGCCTCTGGATATGCCTTCTGTAGCAGCACGTTCCGACCTTGGCGCAAAAACAGTGTTGTCTCGTCCTCGCCTGGGCCGGCAACGTCGATACCACCTTTGATCGGTTTGTCATTATCTTCCGCAAAGAACTCGCGTTCGGCAGCCAGTTCCAGCCAACGAAGAGAGATAAGAGAATCCGGTGCTTCGTGCGGGAATTGTCCCAGCGCTCGCGATATGAAGCTGTAGTGATCCGGTCCCACCTTGTCGTACAGTTCGCGCACCCAGCTTTTGGTCGTCAGATATGGCGCAGGATTGTCGTTCAGTTCGTCGACATCCATCTCCAGAAGGTTGCGCCCGTTGAGGTTGCCGAAAATAACGATTTTGCCAGTCTGTGTGTCTATGTACTTCAGATACACGTCTTTGAAGTTCGGCGTGTCGAATGCTGAAATCGTAATGCAGTTGATGTTCGGCGACCGAGTGGTGAAAGCATCGTAAAATGGACCGCTGGGAATAGTTGGGTTGCCGAGTGCCAGCACGCGGACGTAGCCGGCCGCACGAATACCTTCGATAGCACCCCAGATTGCAGGATGAATACCAGGTGCCTCGTCCACGATGATCAGGACATGGCCGGAGTGTGTGCCCTGAAATGCTGTTGAACCTTTTTGCGCTGTAACTGTAGTGGTCGTTCCTGTCGCATAACGCTTTTCGTTGAATCGCAGGCTGGCGACGTTTGGCTGCGGCCACGGATACTTGCTGCGACGAATCGCAGCATGAACTTCTCCCCAGAGTATGCGTTCAACTTGATCTTGTTTCGGCGCGGTTGATATGACTACGCCATCGTCCCAGATCCCAAGCCAGTACAGCAAAGCCAGCGCCGCAGCATAACTCTTGCCTGAACCGTGACAGGCTTTAACCCACGTCTGCCCATAACGACATAAGCTGTTGAGTATTTCGCTTTGCTTGCTCCATGTTTCGGAGTCGAGCACCATGTGCGAAAAGTCATCGGGCCTGTCTCGATAGATTTCTGGCTGGTACATTGCGGACCAGACAGCAGCATTCTGCGTTTTCGTGAATAACTCTTCACCGAGCATCGGCAGCAGGAGGCGGCGCTGAAAGTTGCGGCAGTTCCACGTGAACGCCAGAAGCCTGACATGCCTTGGCGAGGTCCATCAGTTTTCGCAATTGATCAACAGACCGACCGACTAATTCAGGTGGCTTGTCCCGCATGTATACATTCGCCTGAACGGCTTGCACAGCGACCGTCTGACTGTTGTTCGTCTGGCTAATACTGATCGGCTGGATGAATCCCATCATTCGACCGACCTGTTCCTCCAGTAAGCTCATCTCGCGCAACAAAGGCACATCCAGATTCAGTTCCGGCACGACCTTTCGGCCAAGTGTCCTGTACCGTAGCGTCACGAAGCCAGTATCGACGCCTGGAAGCTTGTCCGGTCCACCCAGTGCGATTATCGCCTCGTTCTTTGGATCAGTGAAGAACGATGTCCGTTCCTGCACAATTTGTGATAGCTTTTGATACCGCTGCCACTTTAGCCTAACCTGTTGATTGCGTTCAGCAATCAGGCATTCAGTCGTCGTCAGAATCTCGCCTTCTATCACACGTTTTGTGATGGCAGCGTGTCTTTCTGCTCGTAATTCGTTAATCCTATCACGAATTTTTTTGAGATTTAACAATCTCCATGCGCCGGCAGCCGCGCCAGCTTTCGAATACCCAGCGGAAATGTAAGCCTCCGTAGGGTTTACGTCGTTTGTGATGCCGATAGCAAAATATTCATGTTTCGGTGATTTTAACTCTGGCACGACTTCAGACTACCAAATCCAGGCGCACAAAACAAAAGCGGCCAGAATCCGGTGGTTACCGCTGCCGAATCCAAGCCGCTGTTTGTTGCTCCAGCACGAATCGTTCGAAGGCTAGTCCTTCCTGCGCGTCTTGTCCTTTCTTACGCTGCTGCGGGTGCAGGCGTGGTGAATGGCGTCCCGAAGGCAAAGACCAACGAGGCAGCCGGTGGAGGTGGAGGAGGCGGCGCAGCCGTTACCGTGATGGTGGCCACGCCTTGGATCTGTTCCGTGGTTGTTCCATCCGGCTCTGTCGCTGTGGCCGTCTCTGTAAGCGTTGCGGTTCCGGCACCGACGCTGGTGATGATAGCGCCGTTCGGAGTGTTGGGATCGGCTGCAACGGTGAAGACCGTCGAATCCGAACTGGTGTACTGAACGTTGGACAGCGTGGCCTGGCTGGGCGTTACGCCATCGGAAATGACGGGCGATCCGATAACTGATACGGATTGTCCTGCAACGAGGTTTTCCTGCATATGTAAGTGATCTCCTGTGAATTGAATCTTATCTGCCGTCGTGAACGTAAACCTTAATCGCACCGCTCGATTTCGATCATGATGTACAGGATGATGTCTTCGGTGGTGACGATAACGGTTTGGTTCTTCCATGTGGACTCCTCTTCAGCATACAGCTTTTTGGTTACAACGTCGTTTTCAGAATTTTTACGTTGGCTTCGCGATTGTCATCCCGAGTGCGCTGCGCGGGCCGGACTCGCGGGATTGACAATTGCTCGTTTCATATTGGGTCTTCGATGTCAATATGCAAAGTCTCCGCTGCGAACTGGCGGCAACTGAAGATGAACTCAGAGTACTCTTTTCTCGTAAGGCTCTCCGTGCTCTTGATGATAACCGGCTCACCGGGAGCCATTGGAACCGTAAGAAACCGCCCTTTCAATCCTCCCTTGACGTGTGCCAGATCTTCTTTGCTGGTGCTGTAGCCAGCGGCCACGGCGATCCGCGGAAGGACGACGCCATGGAAGTATCGGCGCAAATGTCCGATATCCTCTGGATTGAAACGCTCCCGCAACTGAAGCACGATGTCGTTTCCTTCCAGTTTGTTTTTCAGCGCGGCGAAGCCGTCCCTGTCGTCCAGAACGAACTTGCCGTCGACAATGCGACCAACGAACAAATTGGAGCGATCAGCCATTGGAAGTATTCTGCTTCCGCTTGTTCAGCCATTCCATGATCGCCTCCGTGGCGATCTCCTGAACTGTGACTCTGTTCCCTCGCTCACGGCGCAATAAGACCGCTTCCTCTCGTAATTCCTGCTGCAAATTAACGTCGAGCCGAAATGAAAACTGTGTTTTCTCCATTGGCCTTAATGCTACCACCATGTTTTCAAGTTGACAAGTACCTATGTTTGCTGGTAGGATTCTGGCTATGGTTACCAACTTTGAAGCCACTGCGATGGGAGGACGGACACTGGAACTGGCAACGGTTCCGCTGCCTTTGGCGATCCTTGCTGTTCGCGGAGCAACCATCGAGCACGACGAAGCGGTTCTCTACCGTGGCCACTGCCATCGCTGCAACGCGACGGCTCCGTACCACACAGAGAAGTGTCCGTACAACGCTGAAGTATACGGGGTCAAGAACTAAGTCTATGGCTCGAATCTCGCAAGGTCGCTGCGACACAACGCACACCGAACGCTTCCTGAACCTCAGTTGTATGTGCGATACATACGAAGGCAACCTTGGTCCGTGCGATCACCACGAGTTAGGATCTAACGGACGCTGCGCGTTTTGCGATCATGAAACACGCTGCTATCCTGACGAGACCGCTACCGTGGTTGCTGGCCGAAAGCTGGCTAACGATCTGTCATACTTTGAGACTCGCTGCCTTAATCTGATTGAACAATGCGGCTTTCGCGTTCCTCGTCCCAAAGATATTATTGCGGTAGCATCCGACGCCGTGCGCCTGACGCGCGAATGCCTGGACAACGGAATTGGATCGATTGCTGGCGCTGGCTGGCAGGACATGGCAACAGCACCGAAAGACGGGACAAAGATCCTTGTTTCTTCAGACCGCTACGACTTTCCACTGGTTGCCTACTTGACACACATCGTTACCACCAATACACACGAGTGGAGATCGTTTCCCGGCCTGTATCCTATCAAACCGAAGTACTGGATGACACTGCCGGAGAAGAAGTAGATGCTGACTGGATGGAAGTACTGGTGGACTCGCTATGTCGGGTGGTTCCCGTTTCAACCGTGCCGAATATGCTGGCGTTGGTATTGGGGTGGATGGCCGATGCATGGATGGACCGCCAACATGAAGGAATATTGCCGCAAGCAGTGCTTTGACGACGCCGATGGCGGGCTGTACTGATGCGGGGTCGAAATCAGTCGAAATCGGTAGTCTGAAACAGTCGAAATCAGTCGAAGGAGTATTCGTTCCATCTGATCGCGGGCGCGGAAAAACCGATGAACAAACCATTTGATCTCTCAGAGCAAGATTTGGCGTTGGTCGAATACCATAATGACGCCTTGCTTCATGCTGCGGTCGAGCACGCTTTCCAAGCCGCAACTGCTCAACAATCTCATCACGATCTGCTGAAAGCTTTGGCGCTCATTTTCTACCAGTTTGATCGCGGGCGCGGAAAAATTAACGAATCACTGATGAATGAGGTGGTGCAAATGAAAATGCGTCAACAGCCAGAGGAAACGCGATGAAAGAAAGACCGATCATTTTCAGTACGCCGATGGTCCGCGCCTTGCGTGCCGGAATCAAGACACAGACGCGGCGCACGCGCGGCCTGAACAAGATCAACGAAGCGCCAGACGATTACACGCTCGATGGCGGTGAGTTTGACCCGGCAGGGTGGACGTGGCACCACTTCGCCGGCCCGGTGTCTATCCGTTGCCCGTATGGTGTTCCCGGCGATCGGCTGTGGACAAGAGAGACGTGGACAGGAACTTGGTTAGCGAATGGAAACATGCACGTTTCCTATGCTGCGGATGGCGCGGAGGAAGTCAGACTGCGCGCCCCGTCCGACTACGTGCTACCGAAAGTCGCTGCGAAGGCTGGCAAGTGGGTATCGCCGCTGTTTCTTCCCCGCTGGGCCTCGCGCGACACGCTGGAGGTGGTCAGCGTGCGACCGGAGCGCCTGAACGCCATCACGGAGGCCGACGCGGAGGCTGAGGGCATATGGGCGAAGGAATATCCTGCTGCTTTTCGTATGCCGAAATCAGTATCGTTTTATTGGGGAGAAAATGGTGGCCCGAAGCAATTTGGAGGTTTCAACACTGCCGTGCAGACATTTGAAGCGCTCTGGAATACGGTAAACGGTGCTGGCTCCTGGTACACAAACCCATGGGTTTGGCGTGTGGAGTTCAAGCGCATCCCTGAATTGGAACTGCCAAGTCTTGCGGGTGCCGTATGACACGCCGCATGAAGGCTCCGTTTCCATGGTTCGGCGGCAAATCCAAGGTTGCAGATATCGTCTGGGATCGCTTCGGCAACGTCCCGAACTACGTGGAACCTTTTTTCGGCTCCGGCGCTGTGCTCTTAGCGCGTCCCCACGAGGCGCACACCGAGACGATAAACGATATGGACTGCTTCGTTGCGAACTTCTGGAGAGCGCTACAGAACGATCCCGAAGCGGTCGCAGCACACGCGGACAACCCCGTGAACGAAGCGGACCAGCACGCGCGGCATTTGTGGCTCGTGAACAATATGGAGTTTCAAGAGCGGATGAAAACCGATCCGTTCTATTTCGATTCGATGGTGGCAGGATGGTGGGTATGGGGACAAAGTATATGGATCGGTTCTGGTTGGTGTGCGGCTTCGAGCCAGCGACCTCACCTCGGGGACGCGGGTAAGGGCGTGCATCGCAATCGACCTCACCTCGGGAACGCGGGTACGGGCGTGCATCGCCAGCTACCTCACCTCGGGAACGCGGGTGGCGAACAGGCGTGCATCGCAAGCGACCTCACCTCGGGGACGCGGATTTCCAGGCAAATTCCAGAACTGATAAATCCAAACGGAAGCGGAATTATAACCCGAAGATCCGTAGATCTTCGAGGCTACATGCGCGAACTCGCGGAACGGCTCCGCAGGGTTCGTGTGTGTTGCGGGGACTGGCAGCGAATCTTAGGCCCTTCGGTAACTTTCAAGCATGGCATTACGGGTGTCTTCCTCGATCCGCCTTACGCAGACACGGCCGACAGAAACGAAACGCTATACGCAGCCGACAGCCTCACAGTGGCGCATTCTGTGCGGCGCTGGGCAATCGAGAACGGCGATAACCCGCTGCTTCGCATCGCACTTTGCGGATACGAAGGCGAGCACGCGATGCCGGATTCTTGGGATTGCGTTGCATGGAAGGCGCGCGGCGGCTACGGATCACAGGGGGATGGCGCGGGCCGCGAGAACTCGAACCGAGAGCGCATCTGGTTTTCGCCGCATTGCATCCCTGCGCAGCAGTCTTCTCTTTTCGATGTATTGGAACCAGCAACCCCTTTGGATGCCGCATGAAGCGCACTCCACTTCCACGAGCGACCAAACCGATCAGCCAGAAGCGTTCGAAGCCGCGCAGAGGCAGACTGATCGACAAGGCTTACCTAGCTTGGATGGCAAGGCAGCCGTGCATCATATCCGGCAAGCTGCCTGCGACCACGCATCACGTTCGTTTTTGCGGCAGTCCAAAGGATGACAGGAGAACCATCCGGCTGGAGGCAAAGTATCACCTTCACGAAGCTGGAAACTTTTCGATTGAACGGATCGGGAAGGACCAGTTCGAAGCGTGTTGGGGAATCAGCATCGAAGCAGAGATCGCGAAGGCCAACGAGCGATATACAGCAGAAACAGGGAGATCGTGAACTATATATGAGCATTATTCGGCAGTTTCCACCACTGAGCCATGAAAGCCGCCTCTGCCGCGACGGCCATCACAAGCGGTTCCTGACGTCGACTGGCGTATTCTTTGCCGTGGTCGTTATAGGTGGAATGATTATTGCAGCACTGACGCTGGCTGCGATCTACATCCGGTAAATGCTGGTGCCACCGGACCATCAGATCGTTCTTGCGGTGGCTGCGCCATGCGAGACCTGCGGACGATGCACCGGAACGGCCGACCTGCCTTGCCATGTAGTCAACGGTTCGCAACTTCTTTGTGCCAGGTGCTGCCCGTTCTGTGGTGGCCTGATATCCGGACTGGAGGTATCTCTGAGCGACACAGCCACAGACTGATCTTTTTTTATTTTCCGCTTGCATTCGCCGAAAACTGGCGTATACTGAAGTTGATCAATAGATCAGAGGCACTAACCAAGCCTCAAGGAGAACAGCATGAAGACCATTTTTGTAACACGCGACGAAGCGCGGGAAGCCTATAAGATCGGGCTGGCTGCGCAGAACGAAGGACTGGACTTCGGCGGTGCCCATGACGCCTTTCTGATGGCTGCCGGATACCACTATAGTTCCGCCGAATGCCACTGCGAGAACGACGCCAATGAAGGCCACAGCATGACCTGCGGCTGGACAATGAGTGCCGACGCCATTATCGAAGGCAGACTGGCTTTGCATTCGATCTACAAGCGCCTTGACCGCGCCATTATCGACGCTTACAATCGCGGGTGCAGGCTGGACAACTTCGGTCGGCAGCACTTCCTCAACCTTTGTGCAGCGCTCAGTATTGTCACCAACAAAATGGAAGTGCTCGGAGTTGATGTGGACGCACCGAGGCAGATATCTGAGGTCGCATAATGAACGCAATCTTAGACCGATCCAAAATTGTCAAAAATCTTATTGATGAGCAGTGGCACTCCTTGGCTCCATCATTGGATGCGATTGCCAGAGCAATCGAGACGAACGCGCCAGAAGTATGGCGGAAATGCTACACAAAACACATCGAGACACCTGGTAACTTTCGCGGATGGAAGGCCGTTGCTGCGACCTTTGCTTCAGGTATTGTCACCTGCAATATTGCAATAGCCGAAGGCTCACATCCACTCCACAGCAACGTCGGAATGATAGCCAGCCTTCAGGAGCCGTACACGACTGGCCCGTATACTACGTCAGTGCACCTCTGATACAGGCGCTATTACGGACGCATCCTCCAGCGGCAATGACTTGGTCCGACATCAAATTTCCTTTTCCTTCCATGACGTTTATGATTCCGTCTGGACTGCTGAAAGAATCCTCTGGCTCATCGATTTACGCACTTGGCATTAGCCGTTTTCCGCATGGCTTTGTTTCCAAATCACTCATCAAGCCATTCCGGATGGCTTCGGACGACAGAATCGACGTGTTTTGGATGCCTGAACCAGTGGGCCTGACAATTCAGGATTGCGCTTTTCCAGTGTCACAGAAGCTGGAGCCTGATTCGAACTATATCGATGAAGTAACCTATGTCGATGAACTGCTGAAGGATGCCATGCCAGCAGAGTTCTCCTGCCGCATGGCCGGATTGGCGGCGAACCTCCTTCTGCTAATGATGGCGCGACCCGAACTGGTAGAGGCTGGTGCGCCAACGGGCAAACGCCTGCCGAAAAGCGGACGCCGCATTCATGCGCCAACATTCATCGGTCGGAAGTATGCTATCGACCGGCGCGGACTGGCTGCTGACCCGAAAGCGCACTTTACCGAACTGCGCTGGCGTGCTGGCCATATGCGCAGGCAACACTTCGGAAAAGGCAGGTCCGAATCCAAGATCATTTGGATTGACCCGTACATTGCTCATTCTGCCGGATTAGAGGTAAACGAGCAGCATATCGACATTCCGATGGCCTGACCAGCCAAAACGGTCAAGAAAGGCGAAAGTGAGGCGAATTTATGAAACTACTCGAAGCACTACAGAACGCGCGTGAACTACTCGAAGCCAATGGCTACGGACCGGGCGGCGATATCTACGACGACCTGGAACTGGCTATCAGCAGGCTCCAGAACAAGTATCCGGAGGCGTGTCTCGAAGAATTCTGATCTTTTCCCCTTGCATTCGACATTGTGATCCTCTATTCTGAACTTGAAGGCAGACCAACCACCTGCCAAGGAGAACAAAGATGGAAAACGAAGAAAAACAACCAAGGCCGACCGACGCAGCCGGAAACTCGATATACAGCGTGCCGGAAGCCAACATGGAAGCGCTCAAGGCGCGGATCGCCAAGATGAACAAGCGGGCTGCGAAGCTCAAGATGGACCCGCTGGTATTGACGGAAACCGGCGAACACTTCGAAACGCTTACAAAGCGTGCTCTCGACGAAGAAACCGGCCTGTACCGGAGATACACCATTCGCCTGGTTCTGGTGACACTGACCGGAAACTGCCCGCGCGTGAATGGCTGGGCCATGGCGGCCACCATACAGCACGAAGACGGCGGAAACCTTCTGCGCACGGTTCCAGGCTTTGAAACCACACTGCCACTTGAATACAGAACGGCTGGAACCGCCTGCGACCACTGCAACACGGACCGCATTCGCAAAGACACGTACGTCCTGCAAAGCACAGAAGGCGGCTGGAAGCAGGTTGGCCGAAACTGCCTCGCGGACTTCCTGCGCAGCGAAAACGCCAGCGGACTGGCCGAATACGCTGAGATGCTTGCCTGCCTCGATGAGGAACTTGGCGCATACGAGGACGAAGGCTTTGGAGGCGGCGAAGGTGGCGTACGGAGCCACTACTTTACAGCCTTGGCGCTACTTACACAGGTTGCCTGCTGCGTACGCGCTGAAGGCTGGTGTTCGCGAACGGAAGCCAAGAATTCGTACGTACCGAAACTGGCCACTGTCGACCTTGCGCTGGCTTGCATGGACAGCAAGACCTTCGCAAAGATGAGCGCAAAACAGCAGGAAGCGCTAACACCGAAGGATGAAGACGAAGCCAAGGCCACCGCAGCCATTACTTGGGCGCAGGAATTGGCCGCCGACGTCGCGAACGACTATCTCTGGAATATCCGGGTGGTAAGCCACAAAGAACACATCGGCTACCGCGAGGCTGGCTTGGCCGGCAGCATCATAGCCGCATACAACCGCCACATGGAACAGGAGATGCAGCGCAAGTACGAAAAGGACCATCCAAGCGAATGGTTCGGCGAAGTCGGCAAGCGCGAAGTTCTCACGCTGACAGTGATCGGACATCGCGAGATGGAGAACGACTGGGGACTGACCACGCTGGTAACCTTCCGCGACGCCACAGGCAACCGCGCCAAGTGGTTTTGCTCAGGCTCCTGCGGGCTGGAAGTCGACAAGACCTATACGGTCAAGGCAACGATCAAGGCTCACGACGAGTACAAAGGCAGCAAACAGACCACGCTGAGCCGGGTAACGGAATACAACGCCAAGGCTGAAGCTGACGCCAAGGCTGCGCTGAAAGCCGCACGCAAGGCGATGAAAGGCCGCTACGACTGCAACCACGACGAAGACAAGCGGTTCACCTTCGTCGCACCGGAAACTGAAGGCTTGACGAAGTACACCGAATACATCGCGTGCTGCGCTTCCTGCCATACGGCATGGACCGCACGCTATAACGAAGAACACCAGATGGCAGGTGCCGCATGAGCGCGGCACTTGCGCTGGTGACTGGCAAGACTCGACCAGCCGACCTGATTCGCGTGGTGATACCGCGACTCAACAAACAGGGCCACATCCACCAATACTTGCGCCAATTGGAAGCTCTTGATTACGACTGGCACTGGGCCAGAGTCGATCAGACCATTCACTTCAACGCAAAGGATTGGAACGAACTTGTTACCAATTTACAACTAAACCGCGACTGGCTAAAGGATCAAGGCGGCGCACGCCGTGAAGGCTGCCATGATGGCAGGACAAGCCAAATGGAACGCGCACGTTGCGCGACGTGCGGCAAAGAAAGGCATTTCTGTATAGACTTCTGCTGCGCCGCCTCACTGGCCTTACTGGTCAGCCTGCTCGGTAAGCGTGAACGCGGGACTGGTAATCCCCGCCGGTGGGCGTCAAGCACCGGCACATTTCAAAAACAGCAAGAAGATTCCGCTTTACTTCCGAATGAAATAGAGCGAAGATCAACAACGTAATACAAAGCCAGCCACCAACTGGCAAGGAGATCGACACAATGACAACAAACGCAACGACGGCCGGCGTTTTGCTGACAGAAACAGACCAGAAGAAGATCGCGCTGAAGGTTTTGATGGCAGTTGCCGAAACCATCCGCGAAGTCGGCGAGGCTCCATCAGGCACGATATACGCTGCGCTGATGAGCCACGGCTGCACCATGAGCCAGTACGAGGCTATCATCGGAACGCTGACACGCGCTGGCCTTGTCCGCGAGACTTCGGCTCACTTGCTGGTCTGGATCGGAGGCGACAAGATTTTATGAACGCGGGACTGGGTAGTCCACGCCGGTGGTACATCAACGCCGGTCACTAACGAAAACGATCTGGTTTACAAGATCGCAGCACGCGTCAGAGAACTGGCTAATCGACCTATCGGTGAACTTCGCTTAGCGGTCGGAACAGCAGATACATACGGTGGAGCGCAAGCTGAAAGCAAGCACAAGACACGCGGCGAACTGATCGAAGAAATCATAGAGGAAGAGTTTGCTGTGGAGTATCCTCGGGAGTTTGAAGAATGACTGGCCCCTGCATGTGCGGCGACATCTGCTGCGCTTCATGCGGTCCACTGCAAGGCAACAGCAGGTGTCCTGTGTGCCGCGCGTGGGCCAGTGAAGGATGCGCTGATCCTGATGCTTGCGCCAAGTCGCTGCCGATTGTTCTTGATGCTGAACTGAAAGCCGAAGCGCTGGCCTTGCGTATGGAAGAAAACGAGTACTTTTACAGGGAGGCAAACAATGGGTGTTAAGACTGACATTTCATGGACAGACAGTAGCTGGAATCCAGTCTACGGCTGCTCAATGGCGAAGGGATCGGAAACCGGAGGTTGTTTGCACTGTTACGCAGCACGCCTGCACACGCGCGAACTTCCTGGACTGGTGGCGCTGACAGGCACGCCGCTGGCTCGCATGATGGATTCCGGACCGCGATGGACTGGCGAAGTCGGACTGAACGACAAGGCACTCCCGTTGCCGCTGCGATGGAAGAAGCCGCGCCGGATCTTCGTCAACTCTCTGTCTGACCTGTTCCACGAAAAGCTGTCAGACGCGCAGATCGACAAAGTATTCGCCGTCATGGCGCTTTGTCCGCAGCACACGTTTCAGGTGCTCACGAAGAGGCCGGAGAGGATGAAAGCGTACTTGGAAACGATACCATTCGGCGGTCGCGATGGCGCGCACGATAGCAGATTTGGGCGAATCGTTCATTGCATCCGGGACGTGCCAGATTTATTCAAGTCTGTTTCAAGGAATAATCTACTGCTGCCGCGTTGGCCGCTGCCCAACGTCTGGCTCGGCGTCTCCGTAGAGAACCAAGATACGTATAATGTACGCGCTCCTTTACTGCTTCAGACTCCAGCGGCAAAACGATTTGTATCGTATGAGCCGGCACTCGGTCCGGTCGATTTTTCGTGGGCGGATAATCCGAACGAGCCGGATGACGACTACGTTCCAGTTCTCGGTGGGTGTCAGGATGGCGCACTGGATCGATCCGCTTCGCGGTAAATTCTGGATTGAGCAGTGGTTCGGCCAACGAATCGATGTCGGCGACGCAGGATGTCGCCTCGACTGGATCATCATCGGCGGCGAATCCGGACCCGGTGCCAGAACCTTTGATGTTGCATGGGCGCGGAACACCGTGATGCAGTGCCGCGATGCTGGCGTGGCGTGTTTCGTGAAGCAGCTAGGTTCCAAGCCGGGACAAGAGCGAGACACGATAGGAGACTGGCATCCTTGGCTCCTGGTTGACCGCAAAGGAGGCGACATGGCTGAATGGCCGGAAGATTTGCGCGTGCGGGAATTTCCGAAGTAAGCGGAGGAAAATACTGGTCCACAGGGAGGATACCCGATGATCGATTTGCCTGTGATGCGAAGGCCGCGAACCACACCAACCAAGGTATACATCCGATTTGGTCGTTGGTCGACCCGAAGCACGAACTACTCGACGTTCGAGGATGAAATCGGTGTATCAGTTTATCCGGCTGTAATGCAGGACGGCATTGTATCGCTGGACGCTCAGGACTACGATGTGCCTGTGAAATGCATTCAGGGACGGCTGGCATTTCCCGTTACAGGCAGCGAGGTTGGCCGTGGAAGCGACGGTGAGCCTGTACTGCGCGGCGTGAAGGCACTGGCATATGCCATTGACTGGCTGTCGATGCCGGTCGGAATCAACGAACACTGGAGTTAAAAAATGAAGAATGCGAAACATACACCGGGACCATGGCGTCTTGGCAACCATCGCGCCAGCGGAGTCACTTACAATCCCTCGCACGTAACCGCCGATGGAGATAGGTCGATAGGAGAGATTTACGGCATTCCACTTCACACCACGCTGGATGAGGTGTTGGCTCTTGGTGATCGCTATACCGAAGGTGTCGCGAACGCGCGATTGGTCGCTGCCGCGCCAACATTGCTCGCTGCGCTTACCGAAGCACTGGCATGGATGCCAGCGCAGGATGGCACAACACCATCTGACAGAGGAGCCCAGTGCAGCACACTTAGCGAGGCACGAAGGATGGTGGAGGCTTCCATTGCACAGGCTACTTGCCTGCGGCAGCGCTGAACGGTCCTTATCATTTAACAGTACGTTCGCCTTGGTTTCGCTTATAAAGATCAGATTTCGCTTGCAATCACTTTTTACAAGAGCGATCCTGATCGTGTAGCCGGAACCAACCAAACCGGCAAGGAGAACAAACCGAATGTATACCGAAACCAGAACGGACGCGCAGATAGAGAAGGCCACAGTTGAGGCTTTCGGAATGGTGGCCATGCCACGCAAGGCTGTAATGACCAAGGACGTCAAGACCAAGATGGGCTTGGCTTTCCGCAAAGGCGACGAACTGGTAACGATATACAAAGGCGACATCATCGCGACCGGCCCGTACGCTGGACAGCAAAGCTACTCAGCGTACAGCATCAGAAACCGCGTGATGACGGCCATTCGGCCCAACAGCTTCAGATTTTACGGGGAGGATGGCCGCTAAGGCCATCTTTTTCCAGAACACGGCAACAGACAGGCAGCCACAAACAGCTTGGCCAGCGCAAACGGCCCACAATCAAACACAAAAGGACAACGACCATGAAAGCATTCAGCATTGACAACGACAAGGCCATCGTAGCCTTTGACAGCCGCGCCGACGCGATCAGATACATCGAGTCTGGCGAAGGCGGCGCAGTATTCTCGACCAAAGAGCAACTGGCCAGCGTACTGGCCGAGGTGCCAATTTCCGGAGTGGTGGAAATCTACAACACCTTTCCTGGTGTAAGCCCGATCAAGACATTCAAAAACGGCAAGGCCAAGCTAATCGAGCGAGTTTTTGCGGAATGCCAGAAGCTCGGCGACGACCTTGCTGAAGTCGAGGCTATCGCTGAAGTGGCGGAAGCAACCAATGTGGAAGCCAATAGCGAGATCGCAGAGGCTGAAGCCACCACGACCGCCAACGTTGGCGCACAGCCGGCACAGGAAGCGACGAAGGCACCCAAGGCGAGCAAGAAGGCGGCAAAGCAACCGAAGGCACCCAAGGCGGCGAAACCGGCCAAAGAACCGAAGTCTGCTAAGGTTGCGAAAACACCAAAGGCTCCGAAAGTCGAAGGCGAATCCAAAGGCCCGCGCGATGGCAGCAAGACGGCCAGACTGATCGCGATGCTCAGCACGAAGGACGGCGTTACGCTGGAGACCATCATGAGCGAATTCGGCTGGCTTGCTCATACCTCCAGAGCACTGCTTTCGGCTGGCGGTGCGCTGACCAAAAATCACGGCATAACCGTTCTAAGCGAGAAGGTCGGCGACAAGCGCCGGTATCGGATCGCAGCCTAGATAACAGGGCTGGCGATGGCTACCGGATGGCTGAAGGAACCCGAAACCTTTGGCCATCCGGTTTGTTTGGTGGTGATTGGAGGTGTCGTTATGATCATCCGACTACTTCGAAGGCTTATCGCGGTTGCACGTTGTTCCGGTGCGCCGTGGAACTGGCAGGACTGGCAATAAGGCGAACGACTGGCGAATGAAATATTTTGATCGTTTTTCGTCGATTTCGCTTGCAACAGACACCGAAACGGAGCGAAGATCAAATCACCGAAAGGCAGCCAGCCACGAAGCGTTTATGTCGCGACGTTAGCCTGTGTATGGCCTTGGGACGCCTTACAGGCCAGCCAGTGAAGTGGAACCTGCGCTGCTATGGAAACGTAATCACCAGCGGAACACAGCAGGAACTTGTGCGACTGGTACGAAAGGCCCGACGGTCCTCTTCATATCGCGTCTGGTGATTTTCAAAGCCTCGTAGTGTGACTTTTCGAATACTACTACCATAGACGGAAAAGGCGCTGGCTTGGCGGCATCACCGAACTTCAGCCGGCCGCGCAGGAATCGGATCTCTTTCGCGTATGGAAGAATGATCTCATGAAACAGCTTCGTGTCTGTTCGCACCGGTGTCAGGTATACCGCAATATCTGCTTCGTGCGCTCGTTCGAACCACCGCCGCATGGATCTGGAATATGGTGGATTCACAAATGCCCGGAATCCTTTATGTTCTGTAGGTATTCCACAATAAGGGCAAGCGTCTCCTTGCTCCTGCACCACACGAACGGGGAGCGGTGCTGTTTGCTCGTGTTGCAACTCAGACAGGCTGGAACCATGTTCTCTGGTACAGTCCCCGGACAATTCCGATCCGATATGGGAATAAAATGATCCTGTGTTAGTTCCTTTTTCATCCCGCAATAAGCACATTGATAATTCCAGGCCTTCTTGCAGCGTTCCCAGTCCTGAGCAGTCCATTTCCAAGGAAGATTTAGATTGAATTGACGCCTGACATGATTGCTCGTCAATGATTGTTTGCGCTTGGTCATCCGACCCTTCTCTGACTGAGCGTACCTCCGTTTTTCCTCCAGAATTTTCCTGTGCTCTATTGGATCTAGTCTGCGTTTTGCCATTGTGGCCTTCGCACCTTGTCTGTAGCACTCTCGACAAATCGAAGTGACGCCGTTCAGTTTCTGCGGACAGGGGCTGTAAAATCGAACATCCGCTGGCCATGGATTCTTGCACCTCGTGCATACCTGAAGACGTTTTGTTTTTTTTGGTGCAGGATAAAATGTTTTTTGCTTGTGGCGTTTCATCACTTGCCGTCGCTGTTCCTTGCGACGTTTGGCTGCACATGACTCGCATTCCTTCTGAATCTTGTGTCTCTTTATCCATCGCGGATCGGTCGATGGTTTTCTGAATGGTCCAGTGCCTCCGCACTTTAAGCATACCTGCACGTATTAATTGTATACTGTTTTTATCAACCCAGCCATGGGATTTACAAAAATATCCTGACCATGGCATAAACAACGTCGATAAACCATTTTTAGTTCCGCCCATCGGACACGGATCAAGGTCGAAGTGAAACTCTGCATCCAGAGCATCATACGTCGCTTTCGGCGTTGGCCATTGGTCGCTGTCAGAACTGAAGTGTACGTGATTCACTTCGCCTTGGCCTTCTTTTTTGTTTTGGCTGGATTTGGTTGCCGAGGCTCTGGTGGTGTTGCATCGAGCAGTCGCTCCGCTTTGATCTCCTCAAACGTTCGCCCGTCGCCTTCCAGAATTGCTGCCTTTTTCGTAAGGTTCTGCCACCGGACCACAATACAATCGACGAATGCTGGCGATAGTTCCAGTCCGTAGCAAATACGATCCGTCACCTCAGCCGCAATAAACTGCGGACCCGAACCGGAAAATGGTTCGTAAGCTATCTCTCCGATGTTAAGGTGCTTCAGGATCGGCCTACGAAATAGCTCGACTGGCTTCGGTGTTGGGTGGTTAAAGTCCTTGCGTTCAGATTGCGGAACTCCCGGTATCTCCCATACCGTTGTATCTTTGAAACCAGTCAAATTCGGCGGTTGATTGCCTTTGATCCAGCCATAGAAGCATAGCTCATGCATCCAGTGGTAGTGGCCGCGACCAAACACCAGAGCGGGCTTTACCCATACGATTTGACGATGGAGGATAACGTGCGCTGCTGCTGCTGCTGCTGCAAAGAATCCTTGGGTAAGCATGGCGTGCCATAAGTACCATGCAGCATTTTTTACAATCGCGTGCTCGACTGCACATTTGAACACGGCTTCGAGAAATGCCTGTAATTCCTCATATTCTTTGTTGTCGTTTCCAATCTTGGCATAGGAAACACCGTGCTCGTGAATCTTCGCGCTGTCGTAGGAGATCCCGTATGGAGCATCCGTGTTGATAAGTGCAGCACGCTTGCCATCCATCAGGCGAATGACGTCTTCGGCCTTAGTTGAGTCGCCGCATAGCAAACGATGCTTTCCCATGATCCACAGATCGCCGAGTCGTGATGCCGGAGTGACTGGAATTTCCGGCACATCATCTTCCGCTGCGTTCGGCGTGAGCAGAAGTTTGTCGATCTCTTTGGTGTCGAACCCAGTCAGCGCAAGGTCGAAGTCCAATAGCTTCAGGTCTGCGATCTCCAGTGCCAGCAGGTCCATGTCGAAGGAAGCCCATGTTACGGATCTGTTCGCTGCCAGCCTGAACGCGCGGATCTGTGCATCGGTCCAACCGTCGCAGTAGATGACTGGGATTTCTTTGAGAGCCATTTTAACGGCAGCCTTCAGCCGGAGATGGCCATCGCAGATTTCGTTATCGATGCGCCGAACAAGAACCGGCACTGCAAAGCCGAATTCCTTAATGCTGGCGATCATCTTTTCTACTGGTGGCCCGTCGTTTTTACGCGGGTTGCGCTCGTATGGATGCAGGTCGGCTGTCTTGACGTACTCGATCTGAAGCTTATTCATTTCAGTAACTTTCTTGTTGCAGGCGGAAGTACATTCAATAGCGCCTTTTCCAGTAGTTGCGCGGTCGTTGTCCCGCTTCGGACTGCCATTGCCTTTGCCTCGCGCCACACGTCTGAGCGGATCTTTGCGCCGACGTACTGCGTCTTTTTGTCCATGCCGATATACTACCACAAAACTTTTGTATTGCAAAAGCTTTTATCTAATGCTACACTGAGCCTCGTATGCAGCACACCAAACCGTCGCTGGCGGTTTTTCTCCCGCCTCGCAGACCACCAAGGACAATCTGATGGAACCAACTGACCCGCGAATACCGCAGCAGGCGACGGCACTCGCGAAAACGCCGCGCACTATTAAAGACCTGATCCAGTCGAAAGAATTTGAGTCGGCTGTGAAGATGGCTCTTCCGAAACACGTTACAGTCGAACGCTTTATGCGCGTGGCTTTGAATGCCACAATGCGCCAGCCGGAACTTGCGGAGTGTTCGAAAGAATCGTTCTTTCTTCGGATGCTTGAACTGTCGTCACTCGGCCTGGAGCCGGATGGCAGACGCGCACATTTGATTCCATTCTGGAACAACAAGGTATGCGCCAACTGCAATCATCCGACAGACCAGCACAAAGGCCCGATCTGCCAAATCGCCGGTTGTCCATGCAAACTGAAGTCGAGCCGTCGTGAAGTCCAATTGATCGTGGACTATAAGGGTTTGGCTGAGCTTGTGCGCCGATCTGGAGACGTAAGCTACATGCACGCTGATGTGGTCCACCAGAAGGACGAATGGGAGTTTGCCTACGGCTCCGGTGCAGTACTGAAGCACAAGCCGAATCTTGATGCTGACGACCGTGGCAGACCGATCTGTGCTTACTCGTTTGTCAAACTGCGCGATGGCAATGAAGATTTCATCGTCATGAGTGTGCGCGACATCGAGAAGGTTCGCGAACGCAGCAAAGCAGCCAACTCCGGACCGTGGGTTTCGGACTGGTCCGAAATGGCGAAAAAGACTGTGTTTCGCCGCCATTCGAAGTGGCTCCCACTATCGCCGGAAATCAAAGATGCCGTCGAGGTCGGAGACGATGCTATCGATGCCATTGATTCCAGCGGAGCGCTGGCTTTGGCTGGCGAAACGGTTACTGGCCTGACCAACGAAGGTCGATTAGAGCAACAGATTCACGATCAATCTTTTGCTGAAGACAAGCCGACCGCTGAAACACCACAGTCCACACCGCAGCCGCAGGACACTCAACAGCAGCAGGAAGAACCGAAACAGGACAAGCCGTCATCAGCCAACTTCCTGCCACCGTGGCCGAATAAAGTCACCATGCGGACGGCATTCGAGATGCTGCACAAGCAACTCAACGACGACAAGGCGTTTTACGGATTTCTCGGCAACGAGGGAATCGAAAACCTCGATGTCTTGGTGCTGAACGCCGCCAGCGCGAAAAAGGCATTTGCTGACATTCAGGCTGAGATCGCAGACCGCGCTGGTACACAGGAATCAGAACAGGACGACAACGGCGGGTTTCTGTTCGGTAAGGGAGGAAAGAAGTGAGCGAACTACGAGCACTTTCATTTGAGATTCAAAACGTCGAAGGCATCGCCAACGCGCAACTGAACTTCGGAAAGCGCAAGGCCGGCGAAGGCGCTCTTTACCTGATCGATGGCGCGAACGGGGCTGGCAAGTCGAGCGTGCTCCACGGTATCGCTGCATTGAGCGCAGCGGCTCACGATCCGTCGATACTTCGAGATGGCGCTGAGAAGTCCATCGTCAAAATGACGTATTGGGACGGCGAAAGCGCCGCCGAAGTCTCCCGCGAGATCATGCCACTGGAAAAAGGCAAGCTTACAGTCAAAGGCGACGGACCAGGCGTACCAGCAAAGCAACTGGAAACGTGGATCAAGGGACTCATGGGCGTTGGCTTCGGCCAGAACCCGCTGGAGTTTCTGTGTCCAAACGGAAAGAAGCCAGACGCAGCCAAGCGCAAAGAACGCCTGGACTATCTGATGAAGGTGTTGGACATCAGCTTCGGACTGGATGAAGTCAAACGAGCACTGAACGGCGCAGAAAGCCAGTTGGTTACCACCGACCGCCCGCGCGCTTCTCTTGATCTTCCAGGCATCAACAAGCTGAGTCGGGATCTGGTGGCCATTCGGGGACCGCTATCCACACGACGGGATGACCGCGTAGCAGCAGCTGAAACCTTTCGTCGGTCGCTTGCGGCGAAAGAGCAGGGAGAAGCACCGAAGAACTGGAAAGCGGAACTGGCGCAATTGGCGAAGCAGCAGGACGCCATTCGCAGAGACGAATCAGAAGAAGTTGACCTGATTCAGGCGCAACTGCGCGATGTTCGTCGGAGACTGGACAATACCAGATCACTTGCTGATGATAATGCCAACTCGATGTGGAGTACGTTGTTGGCTGAAGTTCGTTCGGCACATAACCCTTTGATCGTTGACGGTAAGACTGATGCCACTCGTGTCAACAGGATTGTTATGGCTCTGTTGGAATTGGCGTCAATCCATCGGCAAATCAATACTGCTGAGGACGATGCACGCAAGGCCGTCGAGAAATCCCGCGCCAGTCATGCCGAACAGCTTCAGTCATTGGCTGCCGACATCGCCACCGCGCAGGCTGGCGCAGACGAGCAGATCCGAACCAGCGGTATTCGCGAACAGATGGAAGAGTGCCAGAAACAGGCGGCTGAACTGTCTGCTACCTGGGACCAGATCGATGCTGCGGTTAAGAACATCGAAGCGCTGAAGAAATCCAAACTGGCACAACTGCCGGAAGCGTTGGCTGGCCTTCAGGTCGGTGACGACGACGATATCTACATCAACGGCCGACAGTTCGACAAGTGGAATCGCGCAGAGCAGTACATCTGGGCGTTGCGGATCGGCTCCATCGGAACCGGCGAACTCAACATGCTGATCTGTGACGAAGCGGAGCATCTGGACGATGAGAATCTGGACAAGGTGCGCAAAGGCATCGTGAAGTCCGGCCTTGTCGTCATCATGGCGCGGTGCAGCAAGGGTGGTCCGCTGCGTAGCACACCGAGCGACTTTCTGAAGGTGGCGTGATACATGGAAGGTCTCATAAATACCTTATCGGCAGGAACCACCGCTTCCTTTACTGCTAAATTACTTCGCCGTCCCGCTCGCTATGACGAGGATGTCGTATCTGTGGCTGTTAACAAGATTCTTCCTGCGGTCATGCAGTGGCTCGATGACAACGGCAGCAAGGAATCTGAAGTTCGCGCCGACCTGATTTCCGCACATGCGGACGACGGTTACGAGTTTACACGCAACCTCAAACGGCGTCATCTGTGGTCTTGTGATGCCACGCTGGTTGATATTCTCGGCGATTTCGATCTGTGTAGTGCTCAGCGCGAAATGGAGCGCAAATGGGTGGCTGCATACCGGTGCTATCCATTTCATCTGCCAGGTAACAAGATCACGTTCAAAGGCCACACGGCCACTATCGTTAAGACAGACGATTGCGGTTACTATCATGTGTTCTGCGCCGCATTAGGTCATGTAAAGGAAGGACTCGGAACGCATTCCGAAATCGTCCCGTGGGAAACTATCGACGGTAAGGTGAATATGCTCGGGTTGACGATTACGGGGCCGCTGCTGGAGGATACATGCAATCCAAAGTGACAACCATTCTGCGCGTTAACCCCGGCGACCGACTCATCTGCAATCAGGATGGCCGTGAACTGCTCGTCCTCCAGGTTTACCCACACTATGCTGAGGTCCGCAACGTAGCAACTGAGCGGGTTACCGCGCTGCGTCTGGATCGGATACGGGACTGGAAGAATGGGTATAGGAGAGCGGAATGCTGATCACCAAACGGGTAGACATGGGTGCCGATGTAACATGACGTTTACGATACTTGCATCCGGCTCCGAAGGCAACGCCGCGCTTCTGTCAACTGCACATTGCAATCTTCTTATCGATTGCGGTCTGCCAGTCCGCGAACTGGCCAAGCGAATGGCTCCAGTAAGGCCGGAAACCATAGACGCGCTGATCTGCACACATGAACATTGCGATCATGTGGATGGCATCGACGGCGTTATTAAGCACGGACTGAAGTATGGCCGTGTGATTCCTGTGTACGTGTCCAGCATCGCGGTGCGCGATTCGATAGCTGCGAGCCTGAAGACCGAGTGTCCACCGTTCGCTTTCTTCGAACCGGGTTTACCGTTTTCCATTGGCGATATCAAGATCGATCCGTTCACCTGTATGCACGACTGCGCCGAAGGTTCAGTAGCCTTCAAGTTCACTGCTGATGGCCACAAGATTGGTTTTGCAATTGACCTTGGATTCGTGCCGCCTGCTATGTCGAAGAAGTTTGTCGATTGCGACACGGTGGTGATCGAGTCGAACTATGATCCAGACCTGCTCGACGCTTGCGACCATCCGCCGGCAGTCAAGGCTCGCGTATCCGGCCGCGCCGGTCACCTGTCAAATACAGACTGTGCCGAATTTCTTGCTGGTATGAACGGCAGTCTTAAGCGCGTGGTGTTGGCTCACCTGAGCCGCAGCGCTAATAGGCCAGCGTTGGCCACCAGCGCCGCGCTGGCAGCATTGGAATGGTCTGGAAGCAAGGCTGAGGTACTGGTGGCGTCTCAAACACATCCAGTGCGCGTTTTATGAAAAAAACTTTAATCGCCTTATTGTGGATAGCGCTTTGGATTACGCATTATTGTCTGGTTCGCCAGTACTGTTTGTGCGGGTATGCGCAATGGAGAAACAGCGACCGATTTATAACGGTCGTCACAGGTGCGATTCCAGTGGCGGTGTTGGCTGATCTGCTCGCATTGGTCCCGGACGTCATGGATGCCTGTCCTGCGCCTCAACAATATAGGAACCGTTGGACGTTGGATTAAGTTTTGAAAGGAGGACAGCGTATAGACCGATAACTAAAACCAGGGAGGAAAGCGGTTCGATAGTTGCATGAGCGTCGGGCCGCTTTTCATTGAAAATTTTAATGTGAAATTTTTGTGGATTACAAAGGAGAAGAATAATTCGTGAAAGTCACTATCAACGGAGTCGAACTGCGGTTCAGGTTTGAGCACAAATTGGGGACCACGATAGTCTATTGCGAGACGTCAATCCCAACGATGATTGCGGCCAGCGCTAATCTCGCAAAAGGCGACCGGCATGTCAAGGCCATTGGACGCCGAGTAGCGTTGACGAGGTTGCTGAAGACTTTGGAGCCGGTGTTAGACTTTACCCGCGATCAGCGCCGGCAGGTTTGGTCTGAGTACTTCCGGCAGCATGCGGATCTGAGAAGAAAACATGACTAACAGAAGCGAAACCGACGAGCAATTTCTTAAGCGAGCCCGTATCGTTCCCGATTCGCCATCGACATGGGAGAACTGGCACACTGAAGGATCGACGCTTCGATACCATCTTGCTGAGACTCACAGGCAGTTGGAAGTCGAGCGCCTCGACCACTTCGAAACTAAGCGCAAGGTCAACATGTGGAAGCTGGCGACTATTATTGCTGGTGCTTTGGTGGTTATGCTGATCTTCGCCGGATGGGGTCACCGACCGTGATCACTGGTCCGACATGTCCAGGCTGTGGCAAGGATGCTGTGCTTGCGCCGAACACCATCGTTTATGGCGAGAAGGTTGCATTCCCCGCAAATTTATGGATATGTCCTGACTTTCCGGATTGCGATTACTACATCAGCGTATGGCCTGATGACCCGCTGTGCAAGCCCACCGGCACTATGGCAAATGCCAGATTGCGTGGACTCCGTTCAAAGATTCACGCTATTCTGAGACCACGCTACGGATTCGGGAAGCGATCCAAGGTGGCAGTTTACAAGGAGCTTTCCGCACTGATGGGATGGAAAGGCAGAATCAACGTTGCCGCGCTGGACGAAGCCAGTGCTTTGCGAGCGTTGCGGCTGCTGGATGCTGACTTTGAAGATACAGTGGACGACAAGGCTCCACAGACAACATGGCACGACTTACAGGAGTAAAACAAAACCATGATCGACGCGCAGGAAACGAAGAACTACATCGAAGAACAGACGACTCGGACCTTCATCGCAGTGAATGCGTTGCTGATCAAGTGCGAGCGGAACAAGAAAGGAGGATTCGCGAAGGTTAAATTCCAACTGACGCCGAAAGTAACGGAAGCTCTCGGTTGGCCAGAGATGCCGGAAGGCACCGCCGAATGGTGTCCCGATGTGGACGAGATTCGTTCGACACTGATTGAACTGAAGCCGAACAACGAAGAACTTCACGGCGCGGCCACCACAGTGGAAACAACCAGCATCAACGATTTCACTGTCGTTCGAAAGAAGAAAAAGGCTGGCAAAAACTCGGTGAAGGCCGACAAGACCATCACGGAAGTGCTTTGCAAGGTTCACTTTGACGACGAGTGCGGTTGCGCCAAACTGGAGCAATACCTGATGCGTGTCGGCCTGAAGCGTGCAGAGATGATGGTCCGCTACACTCCGCAGCCTGTGCAGGACGAACTTCCAGGCACGCGCGTCGACGTCATCAACGGCCAGGTATTCGGCGAAGTTCACGCCACAGAGGAACAGCGCCAAGCCGTACTTGAAATGCCTGTCGGTGAAGGGCCGGCACCGACGCACGCTGAGAAGGTGAAGGCACGCAAAGAGGAATCACAGCGCAAGAAGTCCATGATCAAGCAGCGGCAAGAGCAAGAGCCATCTGGCGACGGCGTCGACGAGGTTATCCAGTAGTCATGCCGACCGTGTTCTGTGGTGTCGATCCAGGCCTTACGGGAGCCATCGCGTTGATCGATGGCTCCGACTTGGAGTTTCACGACATGCCAACATTTCAGGATGGCAAGCGGACGCGCATCGATCCGGCTATCATAACGCACCTGATGCGCGATATCCGCGATGACTGTGAACGCGAAGGCAAGGCACTACTGGTAGTCATCGAGAAGTTGCAGCCCTTGCCGCCTATGGGCCGCAGGACGGCCACGGGCGAGCCAGACGGTACATTGGTCGGCCATGGCTCTATCGCTTCGTTCTCGCTGGGTTATTCGTTCGGTGCGTGGGTGTTTACGTGTGCTGCGCTTCAGATCTCCTACCAGTTGGTTTCACCGCAATCCTGGAAGGCGAAGCTACTGGCCGGCGAACCGAAGGAAAAAGACGCCTCGCGCGTGGCTGCCCAGCGGTTCTGGCCAAAGCAAACAGCAGAACCGCTGCGGCGCAAGAAAGACGGGGGCCGCGCCGATGCTCTTTGGTTGGCAGAATATGGCCGTCGTTACATGGCTGCGGCTTCGGTTGAGTTCTAACTTGAAAGTACGGTAACATGTTTTTGTCTGCAAGTCCGGCCAGACCCAGACACGGAAGTGGCTTAAAACCCGGTGCCTACCTAATCCCCGTAGGTGCCGGGGCCATGACTCCGATCTTGATGGGGATCTGGGGATTGGATGAAACCTGCGAGATTTCAGTGTCTCGATAACGTTATTTTTGATCGAAGTCTTTCTGGTGGCGCACGTTCGCTTTATACTGCGCTGCATATCCTTTCTGCCGAGCGCGGAGAGTGTTATCAGACACAGGAACAACTCGCCGCCCGTCTTGGCTTTTCTCCTCGCCATATCCGCCGATTCATTTTCGAACTCATCAACGCTAAGTATTTGGTCACGGACAAGACCAACAGGGCCAACCGTTACCAACTTCCATGGTTTTCCACAGGTCTCGAAAAGAGGACGCCGATGTCCTCGCAGGTTTTGAATGAGGACACGGGTGTCCTCATATACAGGACGCCGATGTCCTCGCAGGAGGCCTGTATAAGAGATAAGGTGTTAAAGACGAGAAAGACGAACGAACGATACACCGCCTGCCGTTGTGGAAATCCGAACCGAGGCGAAGAAACCGTTCGCTGCTGGCGGTGTGGCCATGTGTACGATCCGATGACCGTTTCGGCTATCGCTGGTTCGCTGGAATTCGTTCGGAACCACATCTGGTCGTATGTCGAGTGCTGGAAGGAAAATCCAGGCGCTGGCTGTATCGATAAGAGCATTCTGGCAGCACCACCCGATGAACGGATTTGCCAGCAGGCGTTGGATGCGGTTGATGGGTGTTTGGAGCTATTAGCGCAGCGTCTTCGTGCCGTACACGAAGACACAGCTATCCGGCCACGCAAGAGCTACGCATGGTTTGTCGCGATTCTGAAAAATAACAAGACGAAAGAGAGACGATCAGCATGAAGATTGGTACAAAGTCGGTTCTATTCGGTGCGCACTGCTTTTTCCTGCACCCATGGTTCGTCGCATTGGCATGGTGGAAACTGTACGGGTTCCCGTTCGATCCGCGCCTCTGGGTAGCGTTCTTCGTCCACGATCTCGGCTACATCGGAAAGCCAAACATGGACGGGCCGGAAGGCGAACAGCATCCACGAGCGGGAGCCAAGGTGATGTCAATGTTCGATGCCGGTTCAGAACCCGCCATCAGATACCTGTCAAGGTGGCGATACATCGCACGCGCAATATCGTTTGTGTTCGATGCGATATGTGGCCATGGTGCTCCCGGTGGAACATCATGGTACTGCTTCAGTTTTTACCATTCGCGGTATTTGGCAAAATCTTACAATACGAATCCATCGGTTCTTTGCATGGCAGACAAACTCTCCTTCGCGCTGACGCCCCGTTGGTTGTACCTTCCGATGGTAACTGCGACTGGCGAGATCAACGAGTACTTGCGGATGGCACAGAAAGCAGATAGTGGGCACTGGAAGCCGACCGGGCAGGACCAGCGCCTCTGGCACGCGCAGTTGTGCGAATACATGCGAAAGTGGGTAGCTGAACATAAAGACGGCGCGGTGGATACATGGACCGATGCCAACCGCCACGCACGAACAGACAGCGGAGTCACAAAGTGAGCAGCTACCAACGATTTGCCGACCTTAACGAAGACAGCCGGTACTTCGGGTCTGGTCCTGTTATAGTCTACAATCCACGCAACGTTAACCTTTCTCGTTTAGCGCCTCCACCGGCAGATCCAGCCCGTCAGGAGGCTTCCATGGCGGCTCTGCACCTGACAGCCTACGGCAGCCGCACCGAACGCGCACGCAGCCTCCCTGCGCGAAAGGCACCCGTCTTGGTGGACAAGGACACATGCCAGCATGAGCGTTGGCACCGCATAGGCGACTGGAAACCGAAAAATGGCGTTGAACGTGTCAGAGCACGGTGCGCAGCCTGTTCGAAAGAACGGATTCTTCCAGCGTCAGACATAAAATAGGTACTAAAGTACTATTGAACTGCGTTGAGTACTGACGGCATACTGGTAACGGCTTAAATGAAACAACACTTCGCGGTAGAAAGGATCGTTCGAGCGATGACCAAGTTAAAGATCACTGCCAATGATTCGGAACAATGGAGTGCCTCTGACTGGGAAGCCATCAGCAAAATCGCTGGCGCAACAGTCACGCATGAATTGATTGTCGCTGCGATGGAAGAAAAGGCTACGCGATGAAGGCTTACAAGACCAGATATAAACACCCATTTGAGATAGAGGAAGTGGAGGTTATTCGCTTTAGCAACGCGTGCGTTTTTCTTCCGTCCACGTCCTATCGACACAAAAATGGCGAAGAGCGTTCTGCTATTGTAAGCGACTGGACATACTATCACAAGACGAGGGAAGAGGCCGTGGCATTCGTAAGGGGTTCACTTGAAGCTAACATTATCCGTGCGGAGTCCGCTCTTGATTACGCACGGAGGCGATTGCGAGACTTCAACGCGCTGGAACAGCCCGAAGGAAAGGCGGCGCGATGAGGATCGTAAAACATGAAGGCCGTTTTCTGATCGCCAGAGGCAAATATCACGTGACCTATTTTGCCTTTTACATAGACGGGAAGCCACAGTGGACAAAACTGATGCGTACCGCTGGCAGGTTTGCAACCGAGGCCGAAGCGGAGCAACTGATGATTGACATCAGGAAGGCGGCGAAATGATCAGCGTGGCTATATTCTTTATGGTCTTGATTGTTATAGGCCCTGCATTCTGGGTGTGCGCTACGCTGCATGAGATCCATCTTGATCTGAAGCGTATTGCGGACCTGATCGAACGACCGGTCACGGTCACGATGAAAGTCGAAAGGGAGGGTGAGCCGGAAGAAAGAGACGCCGACGCGCGACTGAGCGCCACTGCGTCGGAGTTATACAAAGTGGTGAAGATGGCGCACGAGTATGCCTCGCTCGATTTGGAGCCAGATAGCACATACAAGAAAAAACTATTCGACGTTCTCGCCAAGGTGGACGGCCAATGACCCGCGATCCGAGGATTGACCCGAAGCCTGGAGACGTGCTGAAGAAGAACGGGATTCTGCGTGAGGTCACATACCGAAATACCAAATTCGCTTGGTGTCGATGTTCTCGATCAAACAAGCACACTTGGATGCTACTCCCTTACATCGGCCAATGGCGCAAGTGGGCCGCCACGGCGGAAGTCGTCAAGGTGGCGGAATGAAACACCTAAAACGCACACTGATCTTTGCACTGATACTGGCGACCAACGTGTGCGCTTTTACGATTATGATTTGGTTCTCTTGCAATCTGGGAGATTTTTCCCCAGAAGTTTGCTCAACAACTCTATCGGGCACCGTTCACAACGAGATCGGATTTGCAAAGAAGTTGTGGAAGAATTTGCGGTGAATAAATGCCAATGAAACCCATATCTCAGGTGACGGCATGATTCGCGGCGTCGTCGCAGAATTTCACAAGTCCGCAGGCAAGCGGTTGAGCCTCTTTTCTATCGTGAAGTTGGAGATGGTCAAAGGGCACGACGGGACGGAATATTTGTCCCGCACTGGCTACGATGTCGAATGGTCTAGGCGATATGACGGGTACATATGGCGCGAATCGAGCGGGGGAGGCGACCGCGTAATAGAGGTTAGTGGCATCTATTTCATCAGCGGAGATGTCCAGGTAAAAGAAACTCCCACGCAAGTTGTAGATTTTCGCGATAAGCCACCATGGACCAGCAAACGCACTCAGGCTATTCGTAAGCGAAACCGCACTCGAAGGCTGGCCAAACTTCCCAAGCTATTCACGGTTGATCCATATCATCGGCCTTTTTCTGGCGATCTGATTGACTGGATGGAGTATTACGCCTGTGACGACGACCCGGTTCACTGCTCGGTGTGTCGCGATTGGGTTCGGGGAGAAGATCCCTGCGATCACGTCTGGTGGTGCAATAAGAGTGGATGGTATTCCACTCCAACAGAGCGGTGTAAATGCAAAACTCGCGAGAAATGCTATGGCCACTAACAAGGCTCTCGGAACAATTTGGTTCTTCCTGCCGTGCTCAGTGAGACGGCACCCGCAGTACCCGGCCCGCTGTCGCCGGCTGAAATTAAGGAGACAGTAAACGAATGAAACGTTTTTTAACAGCAGGGATCATGATGGCAGTACTGGCGACGGCGGCTCTGGCATTATGGCCGCGATTTTCGCCATCCGATCTGCCGCCTACCGCAAGCGATTCCTGCGTCTGGAAAACAACGGCTGGCGTCACGACAACGGTTAACGGAGTCGCGGCGAACAGCGAGTGCTGGCAGTCGGTGTACTCAGAAGCGGAGAACGTTGGCGACGTGCAGTCCGCTACGTTTCGGACGCCGGGATATCTGGCCAATAACTTTGTAATCTCCGGTCAGGTCGATTACATCCCGGCTATCGGAGATCCGGCGACTGCGGCATACGTGGCCAGCCACTAGGAGTTTGTATTACCCGTGCCGATACCGGACGGGAAACGAAGTGCCGAGCCTGACAAAGCCGGTGAGTGAATAAGGGAGATCGAAACGAATGAAAAAGATGATTGCAATCGCGGCTCTGGCAGTAGCAACGATGGGCTTGGCTCTGGCCGAGAAGAAAGCACCTCCGGCACCAGATCCGTGCCAGTACACGTGGGACGGGCAACTGCTGGGGTGTCTTGCACCTCCGGTGAGGTAGTTTAGGGTTTCTGGCGGCGGCGTGGATGATGCACACGCGATTGAGTTAGTACCCAAAAGATTTAACCCGCTAAAAGTTATGGCGAATCGAGCAGGAAAACGCGAACGGCAGGCTAGAAACCGGCACAAACGTGGACACGTGGACACGTGGACACGTTAATCGGTGGGGAGTGGATAACCCTAAAAGCCAGACGCAGAAACCCGGAGCCGTCAAAAACGGCGCTGTATTTCATCTCGCTCCGAAGATCCATGGCGGCCGTACCGGTGGACGATAGGGGAAAGCCAGTCAAAACGGACGAATGAGAGTCCAACGTATCCGATCCCGGCAAGCGAAAGCAGGAACGGGACCGCCAGAAAGCAACAAGGTCCGGGGAGTCGAAAGGCCCCCGGATTGAAAAAGGATAAACGATGTGGCAAAAATGTGAAGATGATGACATTCCGATCCTTACGCAGTCACTGAAAGACAACCGACCCCGATGTAAGGAATGCGGTCAGGTCTTGCATCCAGACGACAAGGAAAGGTTCTACGATTCCCAGTGGTTTATAACCCTAGCTGTGCTGGGTATCGGACTGCTGGGTAGTGTCCTAATTTGCCGTTTCTGGTGGGGCGTCTGAATGCGTCTCACCAGCATGAGGCTCATTTTGATTTTTGGGTGTTTCTTCCTCGAATCTGGTCAGTGTTTTGTGGCACCACAACACGCCACAGAAGGACTGTTCTTGCGGTTTACCGAGAGAACCAACGTGGGTCAGATCGCCGATTATGCGTATCGGTATGCCACCTGTCATAAAGCGCGTGGCCTGCTCATTGGTGATCGTGAACCACATATGGACTGGATAAGGATGTCTTGGCGGAAGAAAATTATTTTCCCGGAATTCAAATCGTGCTTTGACGCCTCCCATTTCAAATCTGATGCATGCCTCCGGGAGCGTGAGCGGGAAGTTGGTATCGTTCCAGACGTTGAGATCAATTATCAACAACTGTCTACCACCATCGCTTTGCCGATATTCGCTTCGCCAGTTGCCATAACTGACCCATTGCTGCATCGCGCGCTCCTGCAACTCAATAGATCGACTCTGGATTCCGGATTGAGTTTCAATGGCTCGAAGGGTATAGATAGCGGCAATGATGCCACCCAGTCCGACGATACAAAGAGCGAACGTAGCCCACGCAGTCAGCCCTGTATAGAAGAGAGTACTTCGCTCCACATCGCTTGCATGTTGTTTTTCGGTTTTGGCTTGGGCGGTCTCTGCTGGAGTATCCTGATGGCCTTTAGGGTCAACTACAAGAGGCCGATCCTTGCTGCCGCGCTCATTATCCCCGGTGCCCTGTGCGCCTGTTGCGCCCCTGTTTGGTGGTTTTCCTACTGCATGATTTTCCCCAAAAGTTTTGGATTGCCACCATCCTGGTTGCCACAAAAATGGCACCAATGCCAACAGAGCCAGTCCGATCATAACTTTCCGCATGCAGAAAATGTATCACTAAAACTATTTTGGATTCCGGTCAACGTCGTTGCCAGCCCCGCAGAACGAGAAATTATCCAGGCCGGTTCCCCATATGTGGTAAACACACATTGTGGTCCAGTGTGGGATGCCAAAGGTATCAGTGTAGTAGATTTTGCTTGTGACGAAGAGACGCCTGCTTCCAGCCATATATTCGGCAGAGACTATGCCGATTGGCACTGGTCCAGTCTCTGCGATTTCGTCGGCTCCACGTCCGAGCACTTGCCGCGAGCCTCCTTGTACGTCTGGACTAGCAGGATAATTTGCCAAACTCGGTTGCTCTGGAAGAAGATATGGGACAGCCACATAGAACGTATCTATCGCTGGGGTTCTCCCTCCGTTATTGAGTTTAAACTGCACAACGGAGTTCCCTGTTCCCGGCTCAGCAGTCAAATGGAAAGTGTGCGGCAAAACCCAAGGACGGGAATCCCGCATAGCGGTCTTTTCTGTGAGTTTCCTGCCGCATTGCATTTCAAAGAAAGTGAATACTGTGGCAACGGCAATTATTACAGTTGCCACAGCTATAGCGTGATTCGTGTGGTCCGGGCTTTTAAAGATTTCCCACCACTCCATCAATTTTCTGGATACGTAACCCATAGCCGATGGTGCGGCGGTATTCTCTGCGCGGTCGGCACCATCGTTTTCATTTTTGGAATTGTTCTCCTGCAAATCTCCTACAGTAGGATCGGAAGTTGGCTGGATGCCTTGAGTGGCTTGATCTTCATTTGTGGGGGCGTCATTTTTCTCCATGTCGGCATTCTTCCATTTGAGAACTATATCGTATCACAAAAACTCTTGACGCTACCCTCGTTACCGTATTACAATAAATACATGGCAAACGTACTTCCGACCGATAAGCAAATCGCGATCATCAGTTCTTTGTGTGAAGGTTCTAGTATCCGTTCAATCGAGCGGGTTACGGGTGTTCACCGCGATACGATCATGCGACTTGGCGTGCGCGTGGGCCAAAAATGCACGGTCCTGATGGACGAGAAGATGCGGAACCTGGATTGCCATCGCCTGGAGATGGACGAAATCTGGGGCTACGTCGGCAAGAAAGAACGCCACCTGAAACCGGGTGACGATCCAACATTGGGCAACGTGTGGACCTATTGCGCGATTGATGCCGATACCAAACTGGTCCCGACATTCAAGGTTGCTGGCGACAGGGACGTGAAGACCACGACGGCCTTTGTGATGGACGTTGCCGACCGCATGAAGAATCGGGTTCAGATTTCAACCGATGGTCTCAAGGCTTATGTGGACGCCATGGCGCTGGCTTTCGACGGAGACGTTGACTACGGTCAAATCATCAAGAGCTACGGGACGGAGACTTCCGTCGAATCCCAGCGCCGCTACAGCGCACCGAAGATTACCGCCAGTGAGAAGAAGGTTATATTTGGACGGCCCGACTTTGATCTGATCTCTACCAGCTACGTTGAGCGGTTGAACGCCACCACGCGGTTGCACATGAAGCGGCTGGCCCGTCTGACGCACGCCTTCAGCAAAAAGCGCGAGAACTTTGAGGCGGCTGTAGGGCTGCACTTCGCCTATTACAATTTCGTGCGGCGTCACAACACACTACGCTGCACTCCTGCAATGGCTGCTGGCGTTGAGAAGTCGTTCTGGAGTGTTGGCGAACTACTGGAGGCCGCAGCATGAGCGGCATCGACGAATTGCGCGACGTGATACGACGGCTTCACGGCGTCGAATCGTCGCACGTTGCCAGCGTTCCGGTGAAAGAAACCTTTCAAGGCAAGACGGTCTGGCAGGGCGTTGTGGAGGTTTTCGATTTAATTGAACACCCGGCAGCGCAACGCCTCTATGCCTGGTCACACGAAACGGATGATCCATCCAATCCCAAGCGCCATGTAACGGTCCTGCACATGGACCAAATCACGTCGCCCGTTCTAGCGGTTCGCGCCGCCATCATACAGGAGTTCAGAGCCAATGCCACAGCCGAAGCCTAAAAAGATCGGACGCCCGAAGCTCCCGAAAGGTGAAGCCAAGGGCCGAATCGTACCGATCCGTTTCAACGCCGCCGACATCAAGCGGATTGAATCCGTCGCGAAGGCAAATAAGAAAACCGTGTCAGACTGGATTCGCAGCGCTATCACAATCGCGATGGAGGCGCAATAGGGGATGGATTTCAAATTAGGACACTACCGACTGCTGATTGCTTTTACGGTCATTACCATCGGCAACTGGACCATGCAGTACAACACCGATTACACGCTGCTACAGATCATCAAAATGGAGTTTGCGTCTATATGGCACATGATGCACCGAATCTGGTAACCCAAATGACTCACGCCGAACGAATCGAAGCGGTTGCGGAAGTGCTGGAAGCGCAAGCAGACAACATGCACAGGGATATAGTTACGGCGTCAATCCTCCAAGTGCGGGCCGCCGAGCTTCGCGCCATCGCAGCGGAGATGCGTCAGCCCACGTCGGTGCTCTGCACCAAATGCGGATACTCTGCGAGTGTGTTACCGGCTCAGCACGATCAAGACCTCGAAGCCATCGGCGCGCTGAAGGGGCAATCATGAGCAGCAAAGAAGAATCTCTCGTTACCGCCATTGAGCTTTTTCACGCCGATGGAAAACCGTCTGGCATCTGGTATTGCTCCGAATGTCGCGCCGTCCACAACGACAAGCACCTCGCGCAACGATGCCACGGCGTAACACATTGCGAGACATGCGGCGTTTCCCTCGGGAAACGTGCGCCACACTACCGGAAGCAGTGCGAGGAGTGCGACCGTAAAGACTGGCGCGCGCGGCAGGCCAAAGAAGAGTTTGCACGGTACTCGAAAGCCGTTAAGATTGCCGCTTCAGATTACACCGGCCCGCAGGTATTTTTCAACGACCAGTACTACCCGACTGTTGAAGAAGCAATCGATGGATGCGATGAGCCGCCTGAATACGTCTGGTCTGCCAAAAACATTGGGCTTCGCAAGGCAACTATTCAAGACCTGATTGATCGCGTTCTGGAAGAGGCATGGGAAGACGCCGACTCTGACGATCTGAACGGGCTGGACGAATTACAGGTAGCCGTCGATGCCTTTAACGAAGCCAACAGCGGAATCGAAGTCTACATGGTCGATTACAACGAAGCCGTTGTGCTGGATGAGTCGATTCTTGAAGAATGGCGACGCGAACAAAAACCTACAGGGGCAACGCAATCATGAGCGCGGATCTGCATCCATCGCATGAAATGCAACACCCGGAATCGCCAACGTGGTGCATCCACTGCGGTCGATTTGATCGTAGTTGCCACACGCACTGCGTAGAAGTTCAGCAGGTCTATACGACGCATCTACATGGACAGGAGCTTATCGGATTGGACGGGCTATTTTCGGAGGCGTTGCCTACCTCGCGGATGGCGATATCACGTCGACACTAGCCCCGCGAACAAAGCAGCCGTAGCCTGATTCCGCGCCGGCTGAACGGATCTGTATAATCGGATCAAGGGCGGATGGCCGCTGCCAACTCCTTGCGTAGGTCTGCTTCTTTCAAATTTCCATCGGAGTATTCAGATATGAGGCTTCCGACACGTCCAGCGGCGGACCTCAGTAGTTCATCTTCGCTTTCTTCCAAATCGGCCATGAAGGGCCAAAGCCAATCTTGCACTGATGTCAAGTCGGATTTGTGGCGCACATACGCGGACACGTTCTGTTCCAGTTCGGATTGAAGCGCAGAAATCATTAGGGTTGTTGGCTATTACGTTTCCACTGCCGCAATATTACTGAACAACTGAGCCGTAGCGATATTTCTCTCTGACTGCACCCCCCCGGGAGCCGGAATCTCTTTGCGGTGGCACTGGATTGCGGCTTCAGCCCAGTTGCCGGCCGCTACAGCCATGCAAAGCGATGGCCAGCCGGTTAGGGAACCCGTGTTGAACGCGATGTCCGCAAGAGCGATCTGCGCCGGTTGCGGCAGAGAATCCCAAGTCTGAATCGTTCGGGAACAAAGGCCGATGGACCGCTGCTGATCTGACGCCAGCAGCGCCGTTATCTGATCGTCGGTTAACCGCATATCCGTCAGAGTTTCGTACCAGTGCGCTTCGTGGCCGGCTTCCGCTACCTTGACCGCATCGAAGGCTTCCGTTGCGTCCTGGAGACTGCAACCGGAGATATCGGCCACTTCCTGCGGAGTTCGGAACAGATGACCGCACCCGCCGGTTACATTGCCGTCCGGATCGAGGTACAGGTACGGGATCTTGCCCTCGAACTGGCTTGTGAAGGCGGCGCAGGCGGTGGCGAGGTCAGTTGATGGAGTCATGAATGTAGGGATTCCGTTTTACCGCACATGGCACATCCAGCACCAGTATACGTCGAATGTTCCACATATTTGTGCCTTGCGAACTCCCGGCGCTGCTGCTCGTCCTCTAGCGCGTACCCGCTCGATTCCGTTCCCGCTGGAATGCTGCGCCCCACGCAGTGCTTGGGTAGCGGAGCAAGAGCGGCGCGACCGGCTTTTATGGCCGATACCAAACGACCCATCTGACAGTACGCTTCAACCACAGATTTCGCTTCAGATACGGCTTCGCCGGCATCTACGCATTCCCGCAGAGCCGCTTCGATTCGAGATTCCCGCGTACTCAGTTCTTCAGCCATGTCAGAAACCTCCGAAAGATCGAACCGCGATAGGGTCTGTGCTCCGCTTTCCACTGCGCTTGGAGCGCTGCACAAGAGACCTCGCCGGGAGAATTGCCGCATGGCGGCAGCACTACACACAGACCAGACGCATGTTCCGCGCACACTGCGCCCGGTTTAGCCGATGACATCTGAGCCGGTGCCGACACAGCACAGATGAGGATGAGTGCTATTACCGTTTCGGAGATGGTCATCAGAATTCCTGCGCTCCATCAGGGCCGAATGTTATCTCCGCACCAGACCAGTCGATTTGCACGCCGCCATCGCTGCACGGCGTAAGCTGCGGAGCTTGACGGCATACATTGAGTGCCTTTTGAATTGCGCGTTCATCTATCTTTGGAGCGCCATACGAGTCCCATCCCGGCTGAAGGGCGCGAAGTTGCGCTGCTTGGGATTCCAAGTCTCCTGTCACGCCAGCCTCGCAGTAATAAGTCGCAGAGCTTCCGGCAGGATAACGGCTTCATCCGCAGGATTGTTCGGCCCGAAGCCGATCACGCCAATTGGGATCTGCGCCATGACTTCGCCGGAAGCCGATTTCGCGATGATGAATAGTTCCAAAACGTCAGGCATGTATGATCTCCAGGTCGATGTTTTCCGTTGCGCTTCCGGCGTCATCAGCACCAGCCAGAAGGTAAACCAGTTCGCCAACCGCGTGCGCCGGAGTGTTGCCGTAGCCATCGCAGCGCACGACATCTACCGACTGCACGAGGTTGGCCCGGTAGCTGCCGTCTGCGGCCGGCCCTGTGACCTTGATCTTCATGCAGTTTCGGCGTGGACTTCGAGCGACCACTTGATCTGCTTCGCCAGAGACTCCGCGCCGGGAACGGAATCGTCGATTGTGGCAGCCACGCGCTGGTTAGGTTTCTTCGGTTGTTGGTCAACCACGAACCAGTCTGAATCGAATGCGTCGGGCGGAATAATCAGAAATCGTTCGCTATTTTCCATCTTCGTTCTCCTTATGCAGGACGCTACCCGGATGGTCGATAACGGTATCGCCCTGCTGGTTTGGACCGTGATCGAATACTTCGTTGATGCCGAGCGCTGCGATGATGCCGACCGCTTCGCCGACCCGTTCGGCTCCATGCAGGATCTTTTCGCCGAGGGATTCTTTCTGCGGCGGAATGGCGGGTGTGGTGCTCATAACTCCAGTTTACTGCTTTGGCAGGTTGACCGATGCGTCAATCCGCGTCTTCGATGTTGCCGATTCCACGATCACTACTCCCGACACGCAGCCCAACGGAACAAGTTGAATTGGATCGGGCAGCGCTTCGTTGCTCAACACCAGGTACGTATGAGACGGCACGGTGGTACTCAGCAGCGTGATAGCGCCGTCTCCCGCAATAGCCGTCTCCGTGAGGATAGCTTTTACGGTGGCGCTCACGCTGGATAGCCCAGTGCCGATTGCAGCCAAGCCGACCAGCGTAACGCCGATCCGCGATGCCGTCCCCCACTTGCTCGATCCCTGCGCCGCCGCGATGACGGATAGAGCTGCGTCTTTCGGCAGCATAACAATTCCACCAGGTAACGCGATCTGCTGGGCTGCCAGTGCGAGCGCCACAGTCTGCGGGTTACTAGTCAGGTTGCAAACCGAGACATTCGCCGCGCTGTAGAGTTTCGGGAGTTTCCCAAACATCGCCGCCGTGGTGGCCGGCTGGAGGATGTCGGCTGTGACATGAAGCGTTTGAGCGGAAAGGCTCAGTGCCGTGGTGACGATGAGAAGAAACGGTTTCATGCGGATTTCTGGAGGTCTGCCATGAACACCTGGCCGGCAGCGATGAAGTTCAATCCGTCGGCCTTTGTCTGCGGTGAAATACCGGAGGCCGCCAGCTTCATCGAAACGTAGGTAAGCGCCATCTGAATCAGGAACTCTTCTGTTTGGTTCATTTCTGTTCTCATTTCTGCGGGGTTGCCGCAAGGTTTTTGAGTGAGTTTCGTCTTGAAACCCATCTCCGAAAAAGTCGCCCTTTGGGTCTTTGAAGTGGAGCGAAAAGGGTAAAACTCAGCACGTTGCACTGCATTTGATTCCGCATCCATCGTGCCATGGGGTCCAGAAGCTCGTGTTATTTCTCCTGCGGGGTTGCCGCTATCGTAGGGTTTGCCGGTTCAGCCGGTACTGAAGCGCTGTCGCTAATCGTTCGGGACGATAGCGGCGTTACGCTCGTATCTAAATGGGTTACGGTAGCTCCGGCGCGCGCGTTCATGAACGCCTTCAACGCCGCGCAGTTCCAGCCCCACAACCACTGAGGCAGTGCGCCCCAGCTTGCCGGAAGCGCATCCGGCATGTGCTGGATATAGGCGCTCACGAACAAGAGAACCAAGCCGCCGCTGCCGATTAGCTGCACAATATGATTATGCAGGATCGAAAGGATATCGCTCATACCCCTATCACCCCAAACGCCAGGCCCATCAGAACTGAATTCTTCCGCGATCCGCGATTTTGCTTCCGAAATAAAGTCCTGGAGATGAAAAAGAACCCGACAGCGAAGATGACGAATCGCCTTCCAACTGGTGGCGTGTTTGGGAATATCGCCGTACCGCATTCCTGACAGATCCAATGCGTTATCATTTCGTCCCCTTGCGCTGGACGCCAAGATGTTCCGTGAGTGCAGCGCGGATGATCTGCGATACGGGAACCTCTAACTGCTTCGCCCGGGCGACCAAAGCCGTTTTAAGCGTTTCCGGTATCTGTGCGTTGACTGTGGCCATGTTAGTCTGCAACGTTGCGGGCGGATTCAGCGGCGTGATCGAATTCCTGCACCTTACGCACGTCGAACAGATCGTCCGTTGCAGGGGAAGGCGGCAACATGAACGCATGATGCTCCTCATGCTGGATTTCGGTATCTTCGCCGCGCTCCAATACCAGTGTTCCACCCGACTCCACATACAGAGTGCCACCCACCGCTTGGTGCGAATGGCCTGTCACTTCTCCCTCAGCGAGGGTAACGTGATTCAACTTATTCAGTCTTTTTTTCATCATTCTCTCCTTTTACTTTACGTCAAAATCGCAGGAAAGGGCTGCAACTTCTCAGCCCCGCGCGGGAACATCAATACGTCGCCTTGCTGATACCATTCTGCGCCATCTTCCGAAATTTGTTCAGGCCGCAGCCCATTACGGAAATTAAGCGCATCCTGCACCGTTTGGCATTCGTTGGGCACGCCTTCAAAATGCGTCAGACCGACACTCGGGTTTACCATTCGCAAATAACTCCACTGCTCGTCTGCGACTGCCAGACGGTGTAATTCGTATGGATGCTCACGACCGTCCTTTGTTGGGTACGTCGCCTTGTCGACGGCTCCAGGAGAAAGCGCGGACACTATCCGTTCGGCGCCAACCTTGCGAACAAATTCCCGGCGAACCTCCGCATTGTCGATCTTCGTAAGTGCTACGGGATCGAGATCGCGCTCGGGCGTTGTGACAAGCCATTGCGGCACGTTGACACCGTGCAGCATCCATAGCCCCCATCCATCGCGATACTCAATCGCCATTCGTGTTTCGTCGTGCAGTTGATTATCTGTAAGAGAAATGCGGCATGGACGATCTGAAACAATCACGAAGTCTTTATTCGGCCACCAATATCCGGCACTGGATTCCGCGAGGTTATAGGCGTCCAGACGTGCATTCAGATCGCCCGCAAGTTCAAGACCGCACACCTCGGCGAAAAAGCTATAAAAAGCTCGCCATGCGCACCACACAGAGCCGCCAAACCAGTAATGCCAGAATGGCTTTAAGTTAGAGCACACCGCCGAGTCCACCGCCGAGCACACCGCCGAGCACACCGCCGAGTCCACCGCCGAGTACACCGCCGAGTACACCGCCGAGTCCACCGCCGAGTACACCGCCGAGTACACCGCCGAGTCCACCGCCGAGTCCACCGCCGAGTCCACCGCCGAG